TCTATGAGTATCGTAAACACAAGATAGTGATAATCAATGAATTATCAAAACCTTTAGCCTTTTTTATTTCAATTATTTTTCACTTGCGAAACTTGAGTTCTAAGAAAAAACTATTGCTCTTCTTCAAAAGATTTGTACCTTTACCGCGTTTTTGGAATTTGCCACATGGAGAATTCCTCGTTCACAAGGATTATTTATATGTAGTTTGTGATTGTCACTGTTGACTCTTACACTGCGGGGAAAAATAATTAGCTAGGACTATAATTAGTTTAACAACAATTTATGTCAAAATGTTAAAATCAAAACTATTGAGAGCAGTCTCACTGATAATGGTGACTGTTGGTCTGTTGGTTTTAGGAAGTACGACAGCATTCGCACAGTCTAAAACTGTGACAGGCAAGGTCGTGGACGCCAATGGACCGGTAATAGGTGCCTTTGTCATGGAGCAAGGGACTAACACCGGAGCTTCAACTGACGCTGACGGTAAGTACAGCATCACAGTGTCAGTATGGGGGTAAAAACGAAATGTGTATAATAGAGTAGGGGAGTGGAGAGGTGTATGTGTGGTGATTATGAAAGGGTTAGGGGAGTGTGAGCCGTGCACTGGGGATAAAACGAAATGTTACTTTTGCTTTACTTATGCGTTACTTTTAAGGCTGATTGAAAGCCATCTTTTAAGTTTGAATGTTACATTGCCTTCAGAAGGGGGTAAAACCGCCCTATTCTGAAGGCTTTTTTCGTATCTGGTGAATTGGGTGGTTAAATGGTTTGAGGGTCTATAACGCCAAATATGGCTCAATCTGAAGGCGTTGTTAAGGCATAAGAGTGCGGAAGTTTATACTGGCTTTCAATAATGGTTGAAATGCCTTTCAAAAGCCATATTTCAAAGAATGAAAGACGATGAATACAATAGGGCCAGAATGGATTGGATATACACTTAGATATACATTTGGGTATACATCTTTGAGCGATTGTAAAAAACGAAAAGTACACGTTAGGTATACGTTTAGGTATACATTTTTGCTACACGGACAGCTCTCTACATAGGGGTTTAATTACATAAAATGCCTGAAAATGCGCGGAAAATGGCGGTTAAGACCCCCTTTGTGATGCGTTTTTGACGGCTAAATATGGCTATAAATAAGTGATAGTGACCGGATAACGCCTAAATTGTGTTAAGAAAAGAGCGCAAACTTTGGGATGGTGGCTATTTTTGCCGAAAACTCTGTGTATGAAAAAGTGGAAACGTATGTTGGATATGAAATGGCTGGATGACATAGATTGGGGAAAAGTTCTTCTTGTCACATTAACAATTTCTATTTTAATAGTATCCATAGCTGCCGTATCACTTATCGTAGTAGCGATAAAATTGCTACTATAAGTGATCCTAAGGCAATCATAATGGCAAGGGCGGAGATAGTTGTGGATACAACCCAGCGAGTATTTTCCTCAACTGGAAATTTTAATTTTGGGTTCTCATAAAGAAGTAGTCGCCCTTTGTCCGTCAAGAATCCACTAACTCCTTCCTTTGTGCTAATCATGTGTAATAGTCCAAGGGAAGACAATAAACTCAAAGCGGCTGCTTCTGGAGATTCATGGCCGACACCATCATCTTTATATAGCCCCTTTTCTGCTTTCTTCAGAACTTCTTTTTGAAACCGTGACAGATATGTCACAGGCCGAGCCTTGCGCTCTTCTTCGAGGGAGCGCTTTGCAATTCTTTCTTGGACTTGTGATTCGTGAGTCATGCTATTCCATAGTGTGAAATGTCAGAGAGGCTTTGACCAGAGCCAAAGCTGTGACGCAGTTCATCGGGATGTCTTTCGGGGCGAAAGATGGATTGAAACTGACGAGACGGATCTTCTCTGGGTCATCGGCTCTCTGGATATACTTCACTGCTGTATAGCTATCCCCGTCATATGTGAAAGAGAGCAGATATATCTCGCCCCAGAAGATACTATCTATGGAGAGTTCTTTCTTCTTGTACATCACAATATCTCCGCTTTTCAAGAGTGGAGACATAGACTCTCCCCGGACGTAGATGGCACCATCAACTGGGGGCAGATTTGGAATATGAAGATAGTCTTCCGGTTCAATGCTATGATTGTTGAAAATCGCCACTAAACCAGCAGTCGCATCGAAATCATAGAGAGGGATATTCTGTTCGGCAACCATACTATCAGTTTTAAGTGAGAATGTCTGATTTGGAAGTACATCATTAGTATTGTGAAACATTTCGCCTTCCCCAGTCATGACCCATGGAATAGAAACTTCTGGATAGGTGGCGAAAAATTTCGTCAAAACATCCTCTGTGATTCCTGTTTTTGCTTCTAATGTGCCACGAGAAACGCCTATTTTAGTGTAAAACTCACGCTTGCTGATGCCGATTTTATCAGCGAATAATAGAATTCTCTGCTTTACTGGCGAAATCTTTTGTATCTTTTCTTGCATATTGGCGAAATCTTTTGTTATATTTGCAGTGCTTAACCCTGTTAAGCCGAGAACAAAGGTACGAAAAAATAAAACAGATTGAGAAAATATGGTAAAGAGACGTGTTTACACATTGTATGGCGATGTTGAAGCCTTGAAAATGGTGATCGAACGATTAGTGGAGAATTCCTTCGCCTTTCATTACACCGGAGAGTTCCTGTGTGGCAATGCTCCGTGAGACGAGTTCATCAATAAGTGCTGCTGTGATATCAAGGGCAGGCTTGTGACACGCATCGAGGAATGGGCTGACCTGGATGAGATATTCGAGATGGCCGGATAACAATAAACAAAGACAATATAAACATATCTATTATGAGAATATATATCAAAGTGACAGACTCGCTCCGTAGGGAGCTGGCTTCGAGATTTAACGTCTCCAAGCCGACCGTATGGTCAGCACTTAATTATCTGACAAAAAGTGACCTTGCGGAAGCAATCCGGCAATATGCATTAAATCATGGCGGAGCCATCGAGGAGCAGTGTTTCATCCCTAACTGCCGGACGGAATACACGGATACGGAGATAATCCAAACATTCGCCGGAGGGATTCAGGTTCGAATAGACAGACAGGATGGTGGTGTGAGGCTGCTGAATGGAGAAAAGGAACTGGAGTCTTATGAGCCGATGAGCCTACAGGCATGGGGAAACCTTTTACATCACGCCCAGAAACTGTCAGAGGAGAGCATAGCTAAAGCGACGAAGAAATGAAAGATGTCATGCTTTTCTTCTTGTCCCTGATGCTGACAGCGCTCGGATTGGTTGTCGCGTTGGCGACTGTGTTCTGGTGGGTGGTATGGCTGATCGCTTTTCCGATGATGTATGTGGGCGCTCTCGGCGCTATCGCATCATATGGATCTTGGAATAAAGAAGGGAAACCAAAACAGCGGTAAAAAGTTCATAGCATAAAGGATATTGGAGACCTGGGGCTTACCGCTGTGCCCCGAATGGAGGAATACTCAAGTGGTTCAAGAGGCCGGTTCGCTAAACCGGTAGGCCGTAAAGGTGCGTGGGTTCGAATCCCACTTCCTCCGCAGAACAGATAAACAAAATGGAATACTACGGAAACATAATAGCTGTGACGGTTGATGAACTGACAGGAGGTGATGGATGTGATACCATTATGTCCAGAAATAATTATCGCCAGTTGCAGCAACGTGGCCGAATCAACGTGCTTCGGTCAGGCAGGGGTTATGGTTCCTATGCCCTGATAGAATATGCGTCATTGCCGGAGAGATTCAAGACCCGTTTTGTGGCCAAGTATGGCAATCCTGATGAACTTATGAAGAAAGAACAGATCGGACTGCCACAGGACCTGAAGGCCCAGCAGTTCTTCTATGACCACGTCCTGCCTAACGGTGAAAGGATACCAGAGCCGAAACAAGAGGAATACACCGTTAACGCAAGAGTGCTGAATGCCCTGCAGGACATGTTCAACACCCAGAAGGCGATGAGACGCGCATGTAACAACAACACGCCTATAATCTGGTCGAACATCTTCCGAGCTTCCGAGGAACTCCGGGAGACATATCATCACACCCTCCCGAAGAGTGAGGCTCGTTTGCGTGACAAGATGCGTGAATACGCAAAGACCGGGTATGCGTGTCTGATATCAGGCAAATTCGGAAACACCAACACCCTTAAGATTACCAAGGCCGGAGAAAGGCAAATCATCGCCCTCCGGAGAAGCAAGACCCCGGTATATACATTGACACAGCTGTTTGAGGAATATAACGGCATCGCCGAAAAGAAAGGATGGAAGCCGTTGCGCTCGGAGAACTCGCTGCGTCAGTTCCTGGAGCGTCCGGACATCAAGCCGCAATGGTATGATGCGGTATATGGGGAGTTGGCCTCAAAGCAGATTTATTCACGCCATAACAAGACATTGATGCCAACGATGAGAGATTCTCTCTGGTATGGTGACGGTACGAAACTGAACCTGTTTTATAAGGATTACGAAGGCGGGAAACTGGTTGTCAAGACGGCTTTTGTGTATGAGGTCGCGGACGCGTTCAATGACACTCTGCTTGGTTATGCCATCGGAAAATCCGAGAATTTTGACCTCCAGTATAAAGCCTTTCGAATGGCGGTTGAAACATCCGGGCATAAGCCATACGAGATAGTCACGGATAACCAGGGCGCACAGACATCGAAGGTCGCACAGGCGTTCTTTGCAAGCATAACATCGCATGTGTCCAGAACGACCTCTCCTTATAATCCACAATCGAAGACGATTGAGCGGCTTTTCGGGGAGTTCCAACGGCAGATCCTCGGACAGGACTGGAGATTCACCGGAGGTAACATCTCAGCAAAGGATGCGTGGAAGATAAACCGGGAATTCGTGGATGCGAACAAGGAGTCCCTTTATACATACGATGAACTGCTTGCCGCCTATGCGGAAGCACGCAGGAAGTGGAATGCGGTCAATGGCAGGTTGGCGGCTTACCAGGCAAGTGTAAATCCGGAAACGGAGGCGGTGTCGCAGATAGACATGGTGAACCTGTTCTGGATAAGGACTGACCGACCGTCAAAATTCACTGCCGACGGCATATCCATCCAGTATCAGAAGCGCAAATACACTTACGAGGTTCTGACCGCTGACGGCAAGCCGGACTATGAGTGGAGAAAGGTAAATACTGGAAAGGAATTCATAGTGAAATTTGATCCGATGAGAATGGATATGGCGATGCTGTTTGAGCAGACAGCAACTGGACTGAGATACGTCACTTCGGCTTATCCGTACCTGACGGTCCATAGGAACATTCAGGAACAGAAAGACGGTGATATGACTCTGATAAGGCAGAACGACTCGGAAAACAAGAGAATGAGGGTTCAGCGCAGAATCGAAAACCACTCGCTTGAAATTGAGTATGGGGTGGCTCCGGAGCAGAATGGTCTGACGACACCTGCATTGAAAGGAATCAGTGAGAGTGAGTTCGAGACATTCGCTGATGCAGTGGCTATTGTGACACCACAAGATTCCCCGGACACGACTGACATCGGGCCTTTCAATAAGGAAATGAGCAATATGGATTATAACCCTCTCGATGCAATAAGCAGAACATAGCAAATCATTTAATATTATGGCACAGAAACTCACATTAGAAGAAAAGCAAGGCATTCAGAGGATGCTTCTTGACTATGCCGCGAGATATGCAAGTCAGGCGAAGGCAGCAAACTCCTTGCACGGGGTTACAAGTCCCGGAACATTCAATGCTGTCGTAAACGGCAAGTTCGAAAGAATCAGCGATGAAATGTTCCTCCGGATCAAGGCTGCTGTCGGCAGCGGAAAATCTGAGGGGTGGCAAATCTGCCAGACCTCAGCGTTCAAGGATGTCGAGACACTTCTTGCTGACGCACAGCAGTATCAGAACGTGTCTTGGATTGTGGCCCCTGCCGGAATCGGGAAGACAACGGCGGCGTTCCAGTATTCAAAGACACACAAGAATGTGTTTGTCCTTGGTTGCTCTGAGGACATGCACAAGGCTGACTTCGTGGAAGAGCTCGCAAAGAAGATAGGCATCAGGAATGAGGGGCTTACTGTTCGCGCCACCCTGACGCGAATCGTTGATGAGCTCGTCAAGATGAACAGACCCCTACTTGTTTTCGATGAAGGTGACAAACTTACGGATTCCGTGATGTACTATTTCATCAGCCTGTATAATGCCCTTGAAGACAAATGCGGCATCGTGTTCCTTTCGACCCCGTTCATCCAGAAGAGGATGACAAAAGGACTCAAGCTCGACAAAAAGGGATACGAGGAGTTGTATTCACGAATCGGAAGAAAGTTTGTCCCTCTCTCCGGGGTTACCGAATATGAGGTCAATGCCATCTGCAGGAACAATGGCCTTTCCGATGACAAGGCTATCGCATCGGTGATCCGTGAATCCGTAGAGCTCCGGAACAGTCAGATGGAATTTGACCTCAGACGCGTCAAGAAATCAATCCACAAGCAGCTTAGGATAGCGGCTGCATCAAGACTCTAAAATCTTTAAAAACCCTTTCAAACGGCATTCAAATGGCACGCACACTATCAGCAAAACAGGTACTCACAATCAAGTTCGACACGATCCGTCTCGGTGGCGGATGGGATGAGTGTGTCGGGGAGATTGAGACGACCGGCATCTGGTTCATCTGGGGGAATTCCGGCAACGGCAAGACCTCGGCTGTGGTGTCGTTGTGCAAGGAGTTGTCTGCATTCGGTAAAGTCCTCTATAACTCACGGGAGGAAGGTGTGAGCTTGACGATGCAGAACACACTTCGCCGATATGGCATGGGTGAACTTGGGAGCAGATTCCAGCTGGCGAATATGTCGCTACAGGAATTGGATGAAAAAATTTCGCAGCAGCGTTCTCCGAAGTTTGTCGTCCTCGACTCATTCCAGTTCATGGGACTGACGTATAAGGATTTCAGAGCGTTTTGCGAAAAGCATAAGAACAAGATGCTGATATTCGTCAGCCGCACCAGAGGACGCCAGCCGGAAGGCCGTGCGGCGATAAGCGCAATGTATGATGCCTCCTGCAAGATATGGGTTGAAGGGTATAAGGCATTCAGCAAGGGACGTTTTGTCGGAACTACAGGAGAGATGACAATCTGGGATGAAGGGGCGAAGAAGTATTGGTCTGATCCTATTTAATGATTTATCGTATGGGAAAGAAAAAACGCAATTATTCAAGGTTCTATGCCTTGTGCAAGGCCAAGGGTGTTGACCTCGAACAGTACAAGGATGATTTGATTTCACAGTTCACGCGGGGGCGGACAACCTCATTGAAGGACATGAAGGATTCTGAGTATGATGAGATGTGTGACTGCATTCAGAGCGGCAGACATCAGTCGGAGAGTCGTGATGATTATGTGCTCAGGCGCAAGAAGATGCGTTCGGCTGTCTTAAAGCGGATTCAGCAGTTAGGTGTGGATACCACAGACTTCGATAAGGTGAATGCTTTTTGCCAGAACGGCAGGATAGCCGGAAAGCCTTTCGGGATGCTGACGATTAAGGAACTGGAATCATTGATTCCGAAGCTGGAGGCGATCTTGAGAAAGCCAAAAACTCAAATGGTGGAGACTAGACCGGTAATGCGGACTTTTCCGATATATATCACCAGAAAACCGAATCAATTGCCAAGTTAAGGAGGTGTTCTTATGTAAGTCAATTAAAATGCGTATGGGGAGGTGCCAGGACATATTCGCATCCGAAAAATCCACGTTGCAAGCAGCGGATGCACAGGGGTTCGAGTCCCCGACCTCCTCCCAAGTTTTATCAATTCAAAATTGTGCTTTTATGGAAAAGATGTATTCGAAACAGGATGTTGTGAGGCTTGTCGCCTTGGAAAGGGACAGGTGCATCAATGAAGTTTATGGCAGGATCAAAGAGGTTGAACGCCTCGGAAGGACCAAGCCGGGATTGAAAGTCTGGACGAGAAGGGTGGTTGACGCCCTTGAAAAAGTCCTTCTGAAAGTGGTCAACGGGAAGATGGTCAAGGGGACCTACGAGGAGCAGCTGGAGGCGTTGGTGTATCGCGATTATTTCGGGGATATGCCGGTTGTGGAGAAAGTCACATTGGACGGTTGTGTTTATCCTTCAGAAGAGAAGACGATTCGGGTGGTGTATGATGAGACATATGGAGGTGCCCACTGCTACATTATGCGTGAATGTCAGGGATTCGCTGACGGGGTGACATCATACACCGGGAATGAGCAGGTGGTTCAGTTTATCCGGAAACTTGATGACGGAACGGTCATCCCTGGAATCCAGTCGGAGCAGTTGGCTCTTGTACTGCTTGACCGTCACAAGAAACTAAATGCCCGTTTCCCGTCACCGCAGAACGAGAAGATGATCACGGGGCTTGAGATGTTTCTTGAAGCATGCAAGGAAAGGGTTCAGGGCAGGATGGAGCGTGGCGTTATGGGAAAGTTGGAAAAGTAACATTTAGAAACGATATGGATATCAGTAAAATGACACCGCAGCAGAGAGCCGAACTGAAGGCTCAGCTTGAGGCCGAAGAGCGTGCCGAGAAACAGAAACGCGAGGATGATGTCAACTCTTATAAGGAACTTACGGCGGAGTTCTGCCGCAAGACGCTGGATAAGATGGTGGCGTTGAGTTCGTTGATGAGACAGAGAAAGGATGAGGTGTTCTCTGACGTCGAGTCTCTCATTGAACTCAAAGAGAAACTCTTCAATGCCAAGGTGGATCGCCACAGTAACTCTTTCACCGCTGACGGTATCACGGTCTCTCTTGGCAGGAGGACGAACGACGGTTGGGATGACACGGTGGAGGTCGGCATCTCAAAGGTCAAGGAGTTCCTTTCCACCTTGGCCAAGGATGATGATTCGTCGAAACTGTTCACCGCTGTGATGCAGCTGCTCTCCAAGGACCGCAAGGGAAACTTGAAGGCGAGTTCCATGCTTCAGCTTGAAAAGTATGCCGCGGAATGGAATGATCCTCTTTTCTCCGAGGGCGTGGCCATCATCCGGAATGCCTATTCCCCTGTGGAGACCTGTGACTTCATTTCAGTGTCCTATAAGGATCAGGATGGCAAGGTTCACGCGATTCCGCTTTCTTTGGCGGCAATGACAAGGGAGGACTGAATTATGGAGCCGATTAATGTGGATGAGCTTTTCCGGCAGACGGCGGAGAAGAACATCACAACCCTTGCCGGATCGCTCATCCGGGAGATGGAGATAAACGAGGCGCAGACGAGGCCGGAGAGGAAGGTGCATACCTCGACCCTGGTTGTTGGTGACGATGGCGGTTTCATCGCGCTGGACGGGTCCGCGCACCGGATGGAGAAATGCTTTACTGAGCTTTTCAAGCGGAGACCGGAACTGAGGAGCGTGGTTCAGTCCGTACTTGACAAGATGTTTTATATCGCGGATTTATAACAAGATGGGCAAGGGGCGGACGATTGATTCTGCCCCCTTGTCTGTGTAAAATGGAAGAAAATGACAACGGAAGAGAAATATAATTTGTTGTTGGGGCACTTAAAGAAATTACGTGCGGAATATGGTTTTGAGACGGCTGAGAATGGGCCTGCTATTCTCAAACGGGCAATAAAAGGGTGGGGATCGTTCTGTGGCTTTTTTGACGCTTTCATTGAAACAAAAGAACAGGAGAAATGAATATATGGAAACGATTACGAGAGTTGAACAACTTGAGAGAGGGGATAGGATTTTTCGGATTGATAATGTCGGTCGTGTAGAGATTATTGAATTCCTTTGTGTCCATCCTCATCATTCTGGATATTCCATATTTCTTGACATGAACCAGGATCCTATCAAGAAATTCTGGAATAAAGACCTTGCTGAGCAGGACTGGTATAGATATGATTCTGATGTCTGGACAGAGATTTATCAAATGGAAATAGAATGGCATCTAAAGGAAATTGAATTTCTAAAACATAGAAAGACGAAATGAAAAAGTATTTTATGACCATGCAGAACACTTTCAGTGGTCTCTTGTCAATGGAAAAGAAGTTGGCGTATTATTCCGCAGTTTATGAACATTGTGTTCTTACGGATGAGGAAGTTGACGTCGCTGTTGCACGTCTAAAGCTGCATCAAGAAAAGCTGTTGAAAGAGAATCCACGATGGAAAGAAGTCTCAATTTGCCGGAGTACCGCTCATAATGGTGACGTGTTTATCTGCATCGGTCACTATTCCGTACATGGGATAAAGGTTGAAGAACTAATGTGTACGGACTTATGAATGATAAAAGAGAAGAACGGGAATGCGGAGATTGCGTGTTCTTCAGGAATGAGTCAGAGAGTGACTTCTGTGCGTTGACAATGGAAAGAGTTGAATGTTATGAGAAAGCATGTGCGGATTTTGAAAACGAGGGATAAGTAAGATAGATTCGTATATCACGAGGACAGTTCTACGATTGTGGAATTGTCCTTATTTTATGTTGAATCTTGGTTATCTCGGAGAAAAATGTAATTTTTATTTTCTTAATTATCTTGTTTGATTAAGAAAAAGTGGTATCTTTGCAACACGATTACGCTCTTGGCGACGCACGTCCGATAGCCTCCAAAGCTAATTCTTGATAATGGACGTGCCGACCCCTGGGCATTTTTTATTTTAGTTTATGGATAAGAACGGAAAGCAGAATCTTCCTCCTGTCAAGGTGGCGGTGTTGATTGATGGCGGCTTCTTTATAAAGAGGTTCAATGCCCAGTATAATAAAGACAGGTCAATGACACCGGATGAGGTGGCCGACCATTTGTACACGATGGCGCACTGTCATGTAGGCAACAATAACATTCTGTACAGAATCTTTTATTATGATTGCATTCCACTGAATAAAAAGGCTCATAACCCTATTTCACATAAACCAATAGATTATAGCGGGTCGGATGAGTATCGCTTTCGTACGGCGTTATTTGAAGCGCTTAAAAGGCATAGGAAAGTCGCATTGCGCCTTGGCTCACTTAAGGACAATGGAAATTGGCATATCTATCCGCAAAAATTGAAGGAGATTTTTTCCGGCAAGTCAAGCTTCGCTGATTTGACGGACCAGGATGTCTATTTGGAGATTCACCAGAAAGGGATAGACATGAAAATAGGCGTGGATATAGCCACTCTGTCCCTTAAGCGTTTTGTTGACAAAATAGTCCTGTTTTCTGGAGATTCCGATTTTGTCCCGGCTGCCAAATTGGCCAGAAGAGAGGGAGTGGATTTTGTCCTTGACCCTATGCATGCCAATGTGGAACCGCAGTTGTTTGAGCATATAGACGGGATGCAAAGTGTCAATCCATCAATTCATAAGAAAAAGACCCCTGCTGCGAAAAAATAGACTTGAGATTTTTTTTCTCCATGAAGATTATAAGGCGTTTCCTGTTGGATGCGCCTTTTTCATGTAAACCGTGTTAAGATGAAAGTGTGAACCCTTTGAAAATCCGTAACTTTGGATATTGAATTATCAGTATGCCAAGAGGACGAAACAAGGAGCTCATCAAGGCGAGGAATGAGAAAATCGCCCAGCGGTGGTATTATTGGACCGAGAAGCAGCGGCTACGGTTCGATGATGCCATGAAAATCTTGTCGCAGCAGGAGTTCTTTCTTTCGGAGGACAGAATCATGTGTATTCTTCGCTCGTACATAAAAGAGCATCCGGAGACGGAGATGACCACCCACACCAAAATCAAAGCGCCTAAACTGACCGCTGAGCAGTTGTCGCTATTCCAGGAATAGTTCCTCGGTTATATTCACGTTGAAAGTGGACTCATAGACTTTGACACGTCCTGCCAGAGGGTAAGCCCTTGCCTGTGTCCTTTGCATCGCCGAGACATCGTCCCCGAAGCAATAGCTATGGAGGGCGCAGACGACCTTCTTGTTTATGGCCAGTCTATGTCTCATTTGTTCAAAGGTATTGTTGTTCTCGATGGATGAGTAATGCGAATCCTCGTCGCACTGAAACGCCACCTTGATTGTGACGGTCACGGTTCCTCTCTGTATGTCTGGAAACTTCTCAACCTTATAGTCCGTTGTGGACGCATCGATAAGGCAGCATGGGAAAAGTATCGGATAGGCATACCTGTCATCATATTGCACAGGATATAGTTGACCATTAGCCAATGTATGCAAAATAAGGGAAAATAAAAACAAAGAAAATCCATGTAATTACTGATTATCAATATATTATAAATAGATAATGATTTCTATTGTATTCCTTAAAAATCGCTATTATTCACCATTTTTGTTACCTAAAACGATACTCATTTTCGGATTATTTCGTATCTTTGTGCATGGATATAAATCACTGACTGACAATGGGAAGAAAAAAGAAATCATTGATAGAGAAATCTCCGTTCAAGTTACGCCACCGCAAACTGGCGGACGGGCGTTTATCCCTGTTTCTTGACCGTAGCGTGAACGGCGGGCACGAGTACGAGTTCCTGCAACTCTATCTCGTGCCGGAGACATCCACCCAAGCGAAGCGGCAAAACGCGCGGACACTCCGCAAGGCGGAAGACATCCGGCGTGAGCGGGCGGAAGCACTGCTCAACGCAAAGGTGGAAGCGGTGCCGGAAAGCACATCCTCCGACATGCTGCTGTCCGACTGGATGGCCATTGTTCGTAAGAACCACGAGCACCGGGGAGCGCGTGACCTGAACGGTATCGACAACGCCCGCAAGAACCTGTTGAAATTCCGTGTGGATGTCAGGCTCTGTGATGTGGACAAGCAATTCTATCTTGACTATATCGACTGGCTCCGCTCTTCCTGCAAGACCGCATGGGGCAAACCTGTATCTCCCAAAACGGCGCATTCCTATTATACGACCTTGCGCACCGCATTGAACGAGGCCGTCCGTGAGAACCTGATTGCCTCGAACCCGTGGTACAGGCTGGAAATGACCGAGAAAATCAAGGTACCCGAGAGCAAGCGGGATTTCCTGACCATCGAGGAAATAAAGAGGATGATGGCCACGCCGTTCTTTAACGAGCAGGTACGGCAGGCATACCTGTTCTCCTGTTTCTGCGGGCTGCGTATCAGCGATATCCGAAAGCTGCGCTGGCGTGACCTCTCCATGTCAGGTGGACAATGGCGTGCATCGGTGGTGATGACGAAGACCATCCATCCCGTCTATATCCCCCTATCATCCCAAGCCGTGAAATGGCTGCCGGAACGAGGGGACTGCACGCCCGACGGCCTTGTTTTCGGAGGACTGCCCAATGAAGGCAATCTTTGTGTCAATCTCAAGAACTGGGCGGAAAAGGCCGGGGTGAAGAAGAACGTGACCTTCCACACGGCCCGGCATTCATGCGCGGTGCTGCTGCTGACGCTCGGGGCGGACATCTATACCGTTTCCAAAATTCTCGGCCACCGTTCCGTGCGTTCCACGCAGGTTTACGCGAAAATTGTGGACAAGAAGAAAGACGATGCAATCGCATTGGTTGACAACGCATTCTAAATACATCATAATATATGGCAACAACAAGGAAGGCAACCAGACTCAAAGAGCCAGTGAAAGTGCGCACCAAGAAGCTCGCCGACGGCTCGGAATCCTATTATCTCGACATCTACATGGACGGCAAGCGCAGTTACGAGTTCCTGAAACTGTACCTGCTGCCTGAAATCAATTCCATGATCAAGGAACAGAACCGGGCCACCAAAGCAGCGGTGGAGGCCATCAAGTCGAAACGCATCATCGAACTGACCCACTCGAAAGCCGGGCTGAAAAAGACATCCGTCCGTTCCAAAATGCTGCTGGACGACTGGATGGAAACCTATCTTGCCGAACAGGAACGTAAGGGCGCAAGAGGGCTGAAACTGTTGCGGACGGTCTGCCGTATGCTTCCCCTTTACAGGAAAAAGGTGAGGATGCAGGAAATCGACAAGGAGTGGTGTCTGGATTTTATCGACTGGATTCAGCATACTTACAAAACTCGGTGGGGTAAGCCGCTTTCTCCCAAAAGTGCAGCGGACTACGTGGGCTATTTCTCCACCGCCCTCAATGCCGCTGTCCGTGCCGAGGTCATCCCGGAAAACCCGATCATGACACTTGCAGCCACGGAACGCATCAAGGTGCCGGAATCCAAGCGTGAATATCTGACCATTGACGAGATAAAGGTTCTGATTGACACCGAGTGTCCCCGTGAGGACGTGAAGCGTGCCTATCTTTTCTCTTGCTACTGCGGCCTGCGGTTGAGCGACGTGTACGCCCTGCGGTGGAAGGACATCATTCTGGACGGGGAACAATACCGGATGTCAACCGTGATGAAGAAGACCACCACACCGATTTACCTGCCTCTTTCCCGCCATGCCATCCGCTGGCTGCCCGAGAGAAACGGAGAAGGCAACGAATTAAAAATATTTGACGGATTGCCTGCCGAGCCCAATATCAACAAGGTATTGGCCAAGTGGGTGGAGACGGCCAAAATAGCCAAGAAAATCACCTATCACACCAGCCGCCACACATTCGCCACGATGATGTTGACGCTTGGTGCAGACCTCTATACGGTATCGAAACTGCTCGGACATGCCAACGTGAAGACCACGCAGATTTACGCGAAAATCGTTGACAGCAAGAAAGTCGAGGCGGTCAATCTGGTGGACAGCGTGTTTGATTAGCAGGATATTTTGAGAATCATGCCATTCCAGGCGATATTAAAATTGAGAATCGTGTTGCATTGTTCAATTATTGAGATTTGTGCAATTTCTTAATGAAAACATTTTGAGATTCGTGTTGATTATACTATCTTTGCAGACGATTGATAACGATGCAGCTATATGATATTCAAAAGGAAAATATATGATGAGCTTCTGCAATGGAAGCGGACGGACGAGGGCAGGACAGCCGTGTTGATACAAGGGGCGAGACGTGTCGGGAAATCCACCATCGCCAAAGAATTTGCGGAAAACGAATACGAGACCCATATTCTGGTGGATTTTGCCGCGTGTTCAGTAGAAATCCGGGAACTGTTCAACGATGTTTCCGACCTTAACCGTATTTTCATGCGTCTACAACTGGAATACAGTGTCGAGTTGAAGGAACGGAAGTCTGTCATCATTTTCGATGAAGTCCAGCTTGCACCCAAGGCGAGGCAGGCAATCAAGTATCTTGTAAAGGACGGCAGATATGATTACATGGAAACCGGTTCGCTGATTTCGATCCGTAAGAATGTCAGGGACATCCTGATTCCGAGCGAGGAAGTCAAACTCCACATGTTTCCCATGGATTACGAGGAGTTCAGGTGGGCATTGGGGGACACCGCCACAATCAGGCTGCTCCAAGGATGTTTTCACGGCAGGACGTCCATGGGTGACGCCACGAACCGCAAGCTGATGCGCGATTTTCGGTTGTATATGCTTGTCGGCGGTATGCCGCAGGCTGTGGCCGCTTATCTTGAAACCAACAATCTGGAAAAGGTGGACAGTGTAAAGCGTTCCATCATAACGCTGTATGAGGATGATTTCAACAAAATAGACCCCACAGGCAACGCTTCCAAGATGTTTCGCCAGATTCCGGCCCAACTGACGAACAACGCCAACAGGTATCTGGCATGGAGCGCAACGGATGGTACGCGTAATTCCGTACTGGCAGAAATCATTTCCGAAATCAAGGAGTCGATGGTCGTCAATATGGCTTACCATGCCAACGATCCGAGTGCGGGAATGGCATTGCATCAGGACCCCAACAAATACAAGATGTTCACGGGTGATACCGGACTGTTCGTCACCCTCGCATTCTGGGATAGGAAATTCACAGACAATACAATATATCATAAACTTTTGAGTGACAAGTTGAGCACAGACCTCGGGTATGTTTATGAGAATGTGGTGGCCCAGATGTTGAAAGCCGCCGGACACGAGTTGTACTATTATACCTTCCCTACTGAAAGTGGAAAACATAACTACGAGGTGGATTTCCTGATTGCGGACGGTGACAAGGTGAGCCCTGTCGAAGTCAAATCATCTGGTTATAAGGCGCATACCTCGCTGGACGCCTTTTGCATGAAATTCTCTTCTCGGATAAGGAACAAGTATCTGGTTTACACGAAAGACCTGCGCAAGGACGGGGACGTGCTGTATCTTCCCGTATATATGACCATGTTTCTATGATTATGAATAACTGTATGCTACCCGATATTTTACAACGATTGCGTGAGGTGAACACGCTTCTCGCCACTTATAAACAAGGTGAACTGTCTTTTGAACAAGCCTTGCCGCCATCCTTGTTCTATCAGGATTTCAATGACACGAATATTCTTGTCAAGGAGGCGGCCTGTCTGGTAAGGGAGAACCCCGGAGAGCTTCTGGAATTTTCTTCTTCCCTCTTTTCGGAAACGGACAAATACCTCTCGCTTGACAGGACACCGTTGCAGAAGGTGGACTTTGCAGCCCTTTTCGAAGAACACCTCAAACCTTTTGAATTCCGGTACGAGGAAACGAAAACCGTCGCCACCGGACTCTGGCGCAAATATTCGGCCATGAGCAACCGGCTGGATTTCCTACCGCTGGATTCGGAAGAATACAAGTCACTCGACGCGGAATGCAGCGCGGCAAAGGCGGAGTATGACGAAGTCCACGCGCACGCGAACCTATTATATGAAGAATGGCAGCAGGAGCGTGACCGGTATTTCTGTGTCTGGTGCTTCAAACCGGTATTCCTCGACGTATTGGTAGAACGCCTGAAAGGAATCGCCGGGAGTATCATCTCCGATATCGGGCGCATGAAGGAGGGCAAGCCATGAACGCCTTGCTGCAAGAGACATCCTCATGGACGGATACCGTTGACCTCGCCCTGTGCCTGTTCATCTACGAGGTGTGCAACGACTACCAGTTCGACTTCCTGCCGGGCAGTGACTTCGTGAACTTCCTGAACCTGAAACCCGCTTCACGGGCCGTCACCGTGCGCCCGAAAGAGAACCTGCGTGTCTGCTACATGGTGTTCTCCGTCTCGCAGACCATCAAACCACGGGAACGTGGAAAACTCTGGGCGGAAGAGTTCCTGAAACGTTGCGGCATATCCAAGTCGTACTACGACAAACACCGCAGCGACGTTTGCGGCAAAGGTGCCACAAGGGAGAATCAGGATTACCGCAAGGCCATCGACAAGGCCATTGAAAACGCAAAGCGGTTGAACCGTACCCCATAGCCGCCCGCCGCTTCCCCATACGATATAAAAACGACAGACCGTAGCCATGCGCTATACCGTTCATACACAACGGTATGGCGCATTTTCTTTTTCATGCACTTTCCCCATTTGTCCCACATTGGGCCACTTCAGGTCAAACTTAACTTTGCATCGGAAACAGAAGAAAGGAAAAGGCTGACAAACAGCGTTTTCCGGTTTTCCGAGAGAACAAGGAACAATTAAGGAACCATCAAAAAATGAACGAATATGGAAAATGAACGCAACCTGATGACCACCACGGAGGCGGCCCGGTATCTCGGGCTGAAACCCAGCTATCTCTACAAGATGATGATGCGCCGTGCGATCCCTTACTACAAGCCTAACGGCAAACTGTGCTTCTTCGCCAAGGAAGACCTCGACGCGTGGCTGAAACGGGTACGGGTGAAATCGCAGGACGAGATCGACAGCGAGGCCGCACGCTATCTGGCCGGACGTGAGAGGAACAAATGATTTATTAACGAATGATTAAAAATGCACATGGACAATCTGACGAACAAGGAGCCGGGTATCGAGGATAGCACGGTTCAGGATTCCGCAAACAAGGAACAGAAGAAAAAAGAGAGCAGGCCCGTGATCGGCGCGAAAGCCCAGACCATTCTGGAGTTTCTCCGTGCCTGTTCGCCCTACGAGGCCGACTCCATCCGGGTGATGGTCGGCTACGGCACGGGGCAGGGTGACATCGACACGATTGAGGCTACCGACATGCTGGCCGTCAACCGCTTTCTCAACCACGGGCTTACCCGTGAGAGCGGGACAAGCAGCGAGGCCGTGATGAGACACCGTCAGGAGCGCGTGCAAAGACTGATGGAAGCGGTCAAGGGCTTTGTAGACATAGGCCAGCTCTGCCGTATCAGTGTCGCGCTGATGAAAATCTCGTCCGACTTCAAGGCGGTGGAGGAAGCACGGCAGCACCTGCAATCCCAACCCTCCACGAACGGAGGGAAGAACTGAAACCAAACCGGAACGGGACGTCGGATGCAACCGCAGGGGACAAGGAAAATTCCATTCACGGCATTTTACCAAAACCGTTGCCAACCATTCCGCCGTTCCGTTCCCTTATCTACGCTAAATGATACAGGAAAACATGAAGGACAAGGAAACATATCTTTTCAGTAAGCCGCAGGGATTCCGGACAATCCGTTTCCACCTTGCAGCAGAGGCTATCGAATGGCTCGACGGAACAACGAAAGATGACGATGACAATGCAATCGGCAATCACACTCTCTTTTATAACCTACTTTCACGTATGCGTTTAATCCCCGGCAGGGACGGTTCATTCCGCAGGCCGCAGGAGCTACAGGCCGGACAGTTGCAGTTCTCGGAAACCGGACTTGCGGAAGAATGGCACATGGGGAGGAAAAAAGTCCGCAACCTGTTCGCCACGATGGAGAGGCTGGATCTGATAGCGGTAAGCAGCACCAAAGTCGCTTCCGTGGCCTCCGTGACCTGCATAGAGGGCTGGACTGACAGGCAGGGCAGCTATGTGGGCAACCCTTACCATACCGCCCCGAATGGCATTTGAACGGCACTTGAACGCCCCCTGAACAGCTTTTGAACGGTATCTATCTGGCAGTGGAGGCACGCCGCAGGGAAAGCAAAAACGTCTTTCAGTTTCGAGATATGCCAAGGTATCACCTCCCTTTGGTCGGTCATTCCTCGGCGCTCTCGCGGCTCACTGGCAGTTCGCCGGTGGCGGCGCTCGCAAGCTCGCACCTTATTTATAACCCTTTTTAAGACAATGTTTATGACAGAAGAGAAACAGAATATACAACATACACCCTTTCCGCCCGAGGAAGAGAGGCGCACCGAGTATGTCGGCGCCAAGGTCACCCCGGGACAGAAACGGCATATCCGCCGCCTCGCCGACGAGTGCGGCATGACCGTCAGCAACTACATGCTGGCAAGGGCTTTCGGTTACAGGCCGAAGGCGAGGCTGACGGCAAGGCAGGAGGCCGTCATGGAAACCCTTATCGGTTGCCGGAGCGACCTTCTGAACTACACCTCCGCGCTCCGCGGCATGGCCCCGGAGAAGCGCAGGCAGATGTTCGGCAGCTACCCGTTCATGCTCGGGTGGCTCAAGGAACTGGGCAGGCTCGCCGAGCGCATCACGGGCGTGCTCGACAGGCTACGGACGGACAACCGCCTGCCCGACGGGACAAGGAACGATAAAGACGAGGAGGAGGAACCATGATAGCAAAAGCGAAATCCATCTCCCACGGGATAAACGACATCAGCTATATCACGGGAGAGTCGAGGAACAAGAAACACCCCGAGCGCATCTTCCACGTCAAGGACAATCTGCTGCCGCCCGGTTTGGACGCCACGGGAATATGGGATTCCATGCGGCTGACGCTGGACAAGTTCAAGAAGGTCAAAAATTCCGTCATTCGCATCGAGGTCAGCCCCGCACCGGAGCACACCAAAGACTTCACCATCGCCGACTGGGAAAAACTGTGGGACGACTTCATCAGAGAGTTCGACAACATCGAGCTGTATGACAAGAACGGCAGGACGTATTCCCCGAAAACCAACCTCACGGGCAGCAAGGGCACGGTGCGGCTTCATCTGGAATCCAAGAGCGGCATTCCCCACCTTCACGGCGCGTTCTGCCGCATCGACGAGCAGGGGCGCATCAACAACGACCATGACATCCACCTGCGTGCGCAGCGTGCCGCCGAGCGTGTGGCCCTGAAACGGGGCTGGACTACCGCCGCAGAGGTGCGGGACACGAACATCGGGCAGGTGAACCGGGACTGCATGGAAATCCTGCAATCCATGGAAAGCTGGTCATGGCTCGAATACGCCGCCCGGCTACGGGACAAGGGCTACGAGCTTTGGGAACTGCAGGACGGCAAGAACCTCTTGCGCGGCTATGTGTTGAAGAAAGGCAACGCCCGGTACAAGGCTTCCGAACTCGGCAGGGGGCGCAACCTCATGGTGAGCAAGCTCGAAAGCACGTGGAAGAAGCTGCACGCGGCTCCCAAGGCAAAGGCCGTTTCGACGAGACCCGCCGCAGGCACACCGGCACCGACCACCGCCCGCCCTGCACCGGTCAGGGCGCAAGGAACGGCACCGCTTCCGCAATATACCGACTACCGCCCCGGCACTGTCCCGTACCGTATCGGCGACGACAGGGAAAGCCCCGGCTACTTCATACCCGACGAGGCCCTGAAAGTGTTCGACGAGGAGTTCGACTACCGCGAGACGGCCAACAGCCGCGAGCTCACCGACAGGGCGGTGGCCCTCTTCGTGGGCATGATGTCGGCGCAGGCCGCACCCTCCGGCGGAGGTGGCGGCGGTTCCAGCGACCTGCCTTGGGGAAGACGCGAGGACGAGGATGACCGGGAATGGGCCCGCCGCTGCGCCCGGGAAGCGGAAAGGATGATCGGCAGGAAACCCAAGACCGGACGAAAACGATAAGAGACATGGGTAAGGACAGATTCGATTTTTCAGAAATAGACGCGGCGCTCCCGGCAGCCGAAAGGATGCAGGAGAAAGACCGCCTGACCGATACGCTGGAAAACAATTACAAGGCCGTCGGTATTTTGAGCGACAGGGTGGAGAAACTCGAAGGCAGGCTCTCGGAAGTCCTGCCCGGACTGGACGAGGCGGTCTCTTCCCTGCGCGAAGCGAATAAAATTACCATTAGCGAGGAAGCCCGGCGGACGCTTGAGCAGGAAGGTGAGGCGGTTTGCCGGAAGATGGCCGAAAGGATCGACAAGGAGAGCGCCAGACTGCTCGAACGCCTTTCGATGCGGGACCGCGTGGTGATTTCCGCCACCGCCTTCTGGTGCATGATAGAGGTGATTGTTTCTCTTTTGGCGGCTTTCGCCTGTATCTGCATGGCCAATGCCAAGTTTATACACAGCCTCATGCTGTGGAAAGTGCTCGGTTATACGGCAGGCTTTTTTGTCGTCTGCGTTGCGCTGACCATTTTTACATACCACAAGTTAAAACGCTGACTATGGTACATTATCAATTTAAACAATATAAGTATGACTACGACAGTAAAAGCAAAATTCCGCCCCTCGACGGTCAAAGACCGTCCGGGCACTATCGTCTATCTGGTAACTCACCGCCGTATTGCCAGACAGATCACTACCAGTTACAAAGTGTTCCCACGCGAATGGGACGAAAAGTGTTCCGAACCGATAGCGGCAGGCAATGACAGGCGTGCAGCTATCGTGCAGTCGATAACCCGGAAGTTACGTTCGGACATGGAACGATTGTCGGCAATCATAGAACGGTTCGAGAACCTAAGCCGTAATTATTCATCGGATGATGTGGTAGAAAAGTTCCGGCGTACCGGAAAAGAGAACACCCTTTTTGTTTTTATGGAGGGTGTCATCGAACGGTTACGGCAGTTGAATCACTCCGGTACCGCCAAGAATTATAGTGCCGCGCTCGGCAGTTTCAAGCGGTTCCGTAATAACGAGGACATCCAGATGGAAGCAATAGACCACATACTCATGGAGGATTATCAGGCATATTTGGCTTCGTTGGGAGTCGTACCCAATTCCATTTCCTTTTATATGCGTATTCTCCGCGCAGTCTATAACCGTGCCGTGGAGCAAGAACTGACCATAGACCGGAATCCTTTCCGCACGGTGTTTACCGGAGTGGAGAAGACTCGCAAACGAGCCATATCAATCAGTGACATCAAACGGATCAGAGACCTTGACCTCTCGCTAAAACCCAATCTTGAATTTGCCCGCAACCTCTTCCTTTTTCTTTTCCTTTGCAGGGGAATGTCATTCATTGACGCGGCGTTCCTGAAGAAGTCGGACATTCAGAGCGGCATACTGACTTACCGGCGGCATAAGACGAACCAAGTGCTTCACATCAAAATCATAAAACCAATCAAAGAACTGGTTGACCGTTATTCAAGCAATGATTCCCCTTACTTGCTTCCTATTATAACCCGTCCCCACTGTGATGAACGCAGGCAGTATGAAACGGCATTGCGGCGCGTAAACAAATCCCTCAAAACCATAGCCGGCATGGTTAAACTGCCGATACCGCTCACGACGTATGTCAGCCGCCATGCTTGGGCGACCATTGCCAAATCGAAGAATATACCTGTCAATGTCATTTCGGATGCGCTCGGGCATGATTCCATAGCCACCACGCAGATATATCTGGCTTCGATTGACACGTCCACTATCGACCGGGCAAACGAACTGATTATTAAGGATCTGTAAGGGGGAATGATTGTCAGACAAAATTATCTGTTTCTTATGAAGAAACGGATTTCCGATGTAAAAATATGAAAAAATCCAGAATAGTATGCTATTGGAATATGGAATTTTTCACAAGTTGTGCTCGAAAACATAATTATTATCAAACAAACGAGTCTTTAATCTCTGATATAGTGCAGATTGTCAATGTCTTATGCAAGACGCCCGTTTCTTCATAAGAAACGGACTTAAATAAAGATAATATGCACATGAGAGGTTTAATAGTATCAGCGTTCATGTTGCTCGGGTGCATCCAGGCGTTCGGGCAAGAGAGCCGGAAGGAGGTCTGTATCGGATTTCCGGTCGGCGACTCGACACTGGACACGGCTTATGGTGACAACGCCACACGCCTGTCCGAAGTGGTGTCGTTTCTGGAAAGTGTGAAAAAAGACAATACACTCGAATTGGTCGGAGTGTCTTTTTGCGGTTCCGCTTCACCCGAGGGCGGATTTGCAATAAACAAGGAATTAGCGGAAAAACGCCGCAATTCTTTGGAGCGTTATGTACGTGAACGCATATCACTTCCGGATGGTATCATATCACGTCCCGAAGGATTTATCGCGTGGGAACGCCTTGCAGAGCTGGTCGAGGTGTCCGATATGCCCCACAAGGAAGAGGCGGTGGACGTGTTGCGCAACGTACCCGAATTTACCTATAATAATAAAGGTGTACTGGTTGACAGCCGCAAGAAACACCTGATGGAGCTGCAATATGGCCGGACTTGGCATTACATGCACAAACATTTCTTTGATCAGATCCGGAATGCCAGTGTTATTCTCGTGACGATCCGCCAAAAGCCTATAATCGAGGAAAAACCGGTTGTCAAGGAAGACCCGGTTGTGCCGACTCCTGCCGACACGACATCCGTTGTAGAGAAAGCGGATACGGTCGTGGCGTTTTTCCCTGAAACTTCAAAACCTTTCTACATGGCCCTCAAGACCAATATGCTCTATGACGTGCTGGCCGTTCCCAATATTGGGTTGGAATTCTATTTGGGAAAGAACTGGTCAATCGCCGGTAACTGGATGTACGGTTGGTGGAAAAAGAACAGCAACCACCGTTACTGGCGCATCTATGGCGGTGACATCGCCGTGCGTAAATGGTTCGGAAAGAAAGCTAATGAAAAGCCACTCACGGGGCATCACGTAGGTGTTTACGGGCAGGCATTCACATACGATTTCGAATGGGGAGGCAAAGGTTACATGGGCGGTGAACCCGGTGGGACACTTTGGGACAAGACGAATTATGCGGCAGGCGTGGAATACGGTTACTCGTTGCCCGTCGCAAACCGTCTGAACATCGACTTCACGCTGGGCGTGGGTTACTGGGGAGGGAAATATTATGAATATACCCCCTTGGACGGTCACTATGTATGGAAGGCAACCAAGAACCGTCACTGGTTCGGTCCGACGAAAGCGGAAATCTCTCTGGTATGGCTTCTCGGAAGGGGCAACAGCAACAATAAGAAAGGAGGCGTAAAATGAAAAAGATACACACAATTAGAAGATATGTTCCTTTGTGTGCGGGAATGCTCATGCTGTTTTCATCTTGCGAGCACAAGGACTTATGTTTTGACCATGACCCGCATGCCACGAAATCGGAGGTACGCATAGAAGCTGAATACGAAAAAGAGTGGCAATACACCCACGAGGGGAGTACGGATTGGAAGAACTATCCCACATGGCAGGAATCGTTCGGTATGGAATACAACACATTGCGCCCGGGAATGCCGGATGGGTTGCGTGTGCAAGTGTACAATACGGACGGTTCAGATGACATCATCAATATCGCGCCCGAGGGGGATGTCGTGTACATGAGACCGGGTGAACACTCCCTGCTGTTCTACAACAACGACACGGAATACATCGTGTTCGACGAAATGCAGTCGTTCGCTTCGGCAAAGGCGACTACTCGCTCTCGCACCCGATCTTCTTACCTCGGCAATTCCTTAATGGATACAAAAAGTGAGAATACAGTGAACCAGCCCGATATGCTTTATGGTAGTTACATGGAGTCATACGTGGCAGAACGTTCGATCGAGACCGACGTGATACCTGTCACCATGCATCCATTGGTATTCACCTATCTGGTACGTTACGAGTTCAGCCACGGGGTGGAATACGTGTCGCTGGCACGCGGTGCCTTGGCGGGTATGGCGCAGGCTGTATGGCTGAACAGCGGTCAAACCTCGGAAGAAGCCGCCACCGTGCTGTACGATTGTACGGTGGAAGATTTTGGCGCACGGGCTTTGGTTCGTTCTTTCGGAATCCCCGGTTTCCCTAACGAACATTACGGTACAAGAGCCGAGCGTAAGTATGGGCTGAATCTGGAAGTACGCTTGAAGAACGGAAAAATAAAGTCATTCGATTTCGACGTGACCGACCAGGTAGCGGCACAACCGCAGGGCGGTGTCATTGTGGTGAAGGGTATTGAGATATCCGATAAAGAGGGTACGGAAGGAGGCTCCGGCTTCGATGTGGACGTGGAAGACTGGGGAGATTACGAGGACATAGAACTTCCTCTTTGATTTACATAGAGAGTTATTAAAACATTTTTATTCACAATTTAATTTTTAATCAAATGAAAAAAATCTTTTTGATTGGATTGGCAGCAACAGCTATGTTGGCAAGTTGCAGCAACGACGAGACAGTGGAAATGGCCCAGAACACAAAAGCCATCGGTTTCTCATCATTTATTGACAAGAGCACCCGTGCTACAGACACTGACCTCACTAATCTTGCAACCATTGAAGTGTACGGTTGGAGAGGTGATGCTCAAATTTTCGACAAACAAGAGGTAACTGTTGAAGCTTCGGGTGCTGGAACCTATTTACCGATCCAGTATTGGGAACCTAACTACACCTATGCTTTCGAGGCAATCGCTCCCAAGTCAGGTGAGAAGGGGATAACATTTGCCGCTGCAAAAAATGGTGGTACAATCACTTTTGCCAGCAACTCTGAAACCGACCTGCTTTATTCAAAGGCTGATGATAAAACAACAGATCAAGAAATTACTACTGATCCGGGAAAAGTTGGCTTTACATTCAAACATTTGCTTTCCCGTGTAAAATTCACTTTCAAGAACACATTCCCTGCAAACGCCGCAGCAAAAATCAGCGTAAAGGATGTGAAGATTACCAATGCTTACCAGAACGGAACAATCACTCCGGCTGAAGAGAATGCTGTATGGAATGCTACTAATAACACTCTGTCAGTTGTATTCGCAAGCGATAATGTTAAGGACCTCGTTGCCGGTACAGGTTCTGGCGAGACCGAGCACATGTATCTTATTCCGGTCGCTTCACCTCAATATACAGTCACATTCACTGTAGTATTGGATCAGAATGAAGCGACAACAGAATATCCGCACACCTCTACTATTACAACCGGAATGGAGAAAAGCAAGAGCTACAATTTCATCGCTGAACTTAATGAGAAAAATATTACAGAAGATGAGCTCTTCCCGATTAAATTTACTGCAGAAGTTGATCCTTGGGGTGCTTTTACTAATAATGACATTACCGTTGAGTAAGATTCATTTCGCATCCTCGTAAAGCCGGTTTAATAAAACGGCCTTATCCATAGAGATGCAATCCTACAGGGTGTAAGGGGTTGAATGTCCCCTTACACTCACTAACAGCCGGGGCGTATTGCCTCTGGCCAACAAATATAAAACAGAAGAGATGAAGGTACATAAGAAAAATCCGAGTTGGATGGCGGGCGGCATGGCAACGATGTTGTTATGCACGCTACTTTTCTCGTGCAATAACGAGGACTTTCTCGAAAACGGAAATCCGGAGAAGGCCTGTGACAACATTTGTTTTGGCATATCGTCCGATAAGAGCATACAGACAAGGGGATATGCCGATAGTGATAACGAAGGATATACTGCTGGCCGTTTCGTTTTGCGGTCGGACAACTCGGCAGACACGCTTTGTGTCCGTGCCATTGTTTCAGACGGTATCAACGTGTCCGGCTTCGAGGACGAACAAACCTTGACACGCGGTGTGCCTGTCACAAAAGATAATTTCGAGAAGTTTCATGTACTGGCATACTGGAGTAAAAATGGAACGCTTGTTGACCAGTTCTATATGGACGAGGATGCAGCCAATAACGGTTCCGTTTGGAGTACGGATCAGATATATTATTGGCCGGGAGCAGACCATTCGTTCCAATTCTATGCTTGGGCACCAACGGATGCCGATAAGCTGACCACCCCATCCACTCCGCAAAGCAAAGAACTCAGCTATACAGTTCCAGCAAATGCAGCCGAACAGAAAGACATTGTGGTGGCCACTACCACAGAGATACGAGGTGACAATAACAATGCCGTACCTCTCACCTTCAAACACATCTGCACCGCCGTGCGTTTTGCCGTGGGCAGCCAGATGCAACCCGGACAGATTAAGAGCGTGGCATTGAAAGGTGTCAAAAATGCCGGAACCTACAATATGGCTAACGGTGCATGGACTCTCGGTGATGCGACTGCGGATTTCTCGCAGACTTTGGACAAAGAGACAACTGGAAATGAAGGCAACGGAGACGAAATCACCAGCGCAGAAGGCACATTCATGATGCTGCCGCAGATACTGCCTGCAGATGCGATGATAAAAGTCGTCTTTACCAATGCTTCAGGTGTTGACCGCACGCTTACCGCCTCTATCGGAGACACGCAATGGACTATGGGGACTACCGTGACTTACAAACTCTCCATCACGCCGGAATATGAATTGGAATTTGTTTCCCAACCTGAAGTGCAGGATGCGCACTATGTGATTTATCCGATTACGATTAAGAGTGATGACAAGCTGCCGGCAGGAGGCTGGACGTTAACGTCTAATGATCCCACTAATGTCACTTTCGTGGAGAAAGACAAATTTGTAAGCAATGATGTACAAGCACTTGTGGATGCGGGCTATTGGCTTGATGGTTATAACGGAATAAGCACATTGACAAGTACAACAACAGGAGATGTACAGGTATACGTATTCTTAAAAGAAAACGTAACTGAAGCTGACCGTAATATCACGCTTTCATTGAAACCTGTCGCTCAAGGAAATTACGAGGCCAAAGAATTTTCGTTTACACAATATTGTCCGGCATGGAACAACGGCATAGGCGTGGAACGAATACAGGACAAAGATTATCCGTGGGGATTCAACTGGGATTCAGATATGACAGTAACATATGATTTTATGAGTCAACCCTCATGGAGGCGTTTATTAATAGGTTGGTATTTAAATTTCTTCTCTGGCTATACATATATTAAAGTTGAGGGGATAATTGGTTCTGCAAGAAAAGTAACAATTAATTTTAGCAAACTCGGGAATTTGAATACTGCCACCAGTACGAGTGATGGAGCACAGAATACATGGGAGATTTATACTTTCAATGGCATAAATGAGGCTTCAGCTCTTATGAATCAATTGGAAGCATGGGGCGGAGTCGCTGACAAAATATTACCAACCAATCCGACAGAATTTGCAGCACGTGCTTGCGCAATGAAAAATAAATATAAAGTAAAAGTCGAATCTAACGCAAATGGAACTGTTTACCGTCCGGTGCTTGAACAAAACGACATAGTATGGTATCTTCCCGCCCAAAACGAAGCTTCTAGCATGAACGACAATCTGTCTGGTGATTATTGGACATCTACAGCTATCACAAATCCGGGAACCACAGCTTACAAATATACGGCGGGAGGTTCTACTAACCCATGGGACCGTAACAAGGTAATTCATGTCCGTGCTGTCCGTAAGAAGCCCTAAAAAGAGGACGTAAAAAGTGATTCAGCCATAAGGCTTGTAATGACAAACTCCCTTTTCTTAATTGAAGAGGGAGTTTGTCATGTTTATAATATCAAACTATACAAGACTCTCTTTAAGATTATGTAACACTAATCATGATTAAGCATTTTCAATTGAATAATTCGGAAAAATCCCGTAACTTTGCGAAAACAAATGATGTGCAAGCAAAACCCAATAATGAATCATTCTCTTTAGAAAAACATGTGCGTTTTGTATCTGCTTTCAAATAAAATCATCATTTGATGCTATTTTGTTACTCTTTCTTTAGAAATCAGATATAAACAATTGATAATGAAATGATTAAAATGTAGAATTGGTTAGTAGGCCAGTATCCTCATCGATGTGTTCCAGTTCCGGAACAATCTCGCGGAGCCTTTCCGCGATTCTTAAATAAAGTGATTCCATTTTATGAATTTATAATGCGTAAAACTTCTTTCTCGACATAAGCGGATATCTTGGCATCAAGTTCGGCGCTCTGCCCCATGAACTGCCTCTGGGGGATGTTGATGGTCAATGTCTCTTTCTTTGTCAATGCCAGTCTTTTCCACTTTTCGGCCTCTCCGGAGTCCGGATGGTTGCCAGCTGATTGCGATGTCCCGTTCTTTTGGCCTTTTCGTGGCTTCTGGGCGCCTTTTTGCTTGCCTTTAAGCTCATAATACTTCGCCCATGCGAAACGCCTCATTTTGGGCGTTATCTTGGGATGGACAGTTCCTCCCTCATTGTGTATTGCGGCATAGACCACATCATTGAATATGGTGACCTTAGCTATTCCCGGAGTGTAGTTTATCGAGCTGAACAGGTGGTTCCGTGAGGACATCAGTGTCTTGTATTGGGAATCCGCCCCGGATTCTCCTGAAGAAAGGCGTTTCGCCGGTGGCCACGGATGCAGACCACCATTGACGAATCCTCCTTGGCGGAAGTTGTCCTGGAAGTGCTGCTTGGCATACTTGCCGGCAACGACCGGGAGTTTCCTCGATATGAGCTGTTCAATCTCCTTTTTCATTCGCTGTATGTCCGATTCAAGTTTGTCTGCCATTTGAAAACCTTTTGAAAAACATTTGAATTCTAAATAATAAGCGCTATATTTGCGCTAGCCAGTAATGGTTAGCGTGTGCTACGGCACGTCGTATCGCGGAGGGACTAGTTCCCTCCGTTGTTTTTATGAAATATGCCATCCTTATAGAATAATCGAATTTTCCCTTTCTCGTATATCCATACCTCATCAATTCGTGTGTTGATGTTCAACCGTGCCATTATCATTTTTCTGATGTATCTGTCTGAACATCCACGGGTATTGTCTATTATTAAGTTTGGAGCTTGCTTAAATCCATGGGAAAGCATGTGCTTGACTTTCTCTTTGTGCCAAGGTCGAACAAAACTTTCAAACTCATATAACATTCCGTCAATTGACAGGTCAGGACATTTCCTTTCATAAGGAGTTCCTATTAATGCCCCGTATATGTCTTTATATTCTTGAGATTTGAAATGAACGGATGGTGTCAATTTGACCGAGTGTCCCTTCCTTGCGAATTCTGTTCCCAAGGTCTTCAGCTTCTTGTAGTCTGATTTCTTCTTGTCGATGTCCGGATGGATGTAAAGCAGACCTCCGTTTCTAAATTGCTTCTCCAACTTGAATCCGTCAGAAGTCAGACGTGTTATGCACGCCTTGATATACGGGCAGTTGTAGCAGTCTTTCTTACGGTCATAGAACACGGCCGCAAGACGGTTCTTTATGCTTGCATTGTAGAATCCGCAATGCTCACAGTCGGACGGGAAATACGGGTGATCATCCGAGAACACCTGCCCGGTCTTCGCCGGATTGCCTCCGAGTCCTGGGGACGGCTCCGCGATACCTTCCCCACCGAGTCCGGCGTTGTCAGTCACGGGGCTGTCAGTGGATTGCCAACCGCATTGGCATCCCCATTCATCCCCCGGCTTGTGTTCGTCCCAGAAAGGGTCGCCTACCGGCCAGATATGGTGATAGAACGGCATATGGGACTCGCGGGGATTGACAGCCGTACTTGGCAGCCATTCGATATTCGGGAATACATCCGCCTCGTCTATGAACTGTCTCATTTCCGATGCCCTGTGTGCACGCTTTATGGCCGTGTCATATTCTGTCCGGAGCCACGCATTGACATGGTGGTTTACAAGCCCCTCGGTGTCCTGTTTGAACTGCCGGAATGGTTTGATGTTCCCGCTCTCATCCAGAAGCTTTGATGCCATGTCACGGCCCATCCGATGTGCCTTGAACGCAGCGAAGACCTCAGTGTTTGTCAGCAGCTCTTTCTTGAATCCGCTGCCGTTCCCAGACTTGTCATCATACGCGATGTCAATGCCGTTGGCCAGAATTCGGTTGACTTCGGAGAAGAGTCCTTTGTCAATCTGTGTCCTGGTGTCCAGCTGACGGCTTTGGATGTTCTTCAGAGCATTCTCAATGATGCTGGAATCGAATGTGAACGGAACGGATGTCTTGTGGTCATCCATCGCGTCCTGATACAGGGCATCGACTACCAGTCTAAATCCGCCCCGCTGCCCTGCAGGGCCTTGACGAAAAAACCGACCATCCGGTTGAAGGCGTTACCTTTCTTCTTGCCTTTGCCATCAGGGTCCTTTTTCGGGTCTTGCTTTGGCTCCGGCTGGCCATTGCCGTCCTTGCCATCATCATCCGGGGCCGGATTGTTATCCTTTTTGCCATCCTGTGCTGATGGTGAAACCGGAACCGAATGGGCGCTTTTCAGTTCCTCCTTCATGGCTTCGTAATCCTTTGGCTTCGGTATTCCGAATTCCTCATAGAGATAGTCGTCATCGATAGGAAGCATCATGTCATTCTTCAGTGTCTTGAGGACATTGACCTTCTCCTGACTGTTCTTGCTCTTCGGAGGGACGAAGAAGAACTCACCGCCCTCGGTGTTGATGCCGAGGCGTGCGAAGGTGTCTGTCATCTCATAGTTGAGAATATTCAGGATGCTCTGCTTGATGAAGAAGTTGATATCCTCCTCACCCTCCTTCTGGACAGTTCCGAGAGCTTGCGTGCCTTTGTCCCCGGCTTCGGTGGTGAGGGTGTTGCCGGTGACGGCCTTGCTTATCTCGTTGTTGCAATAGGTTCCGAGTTTTTCATAAAGGTCGCCACCTCCTGAGACATTCTGTGCCTGTATGAGATTGAGCTGCGTGTTGTCTGGATGCACAAGAACTCCAGCCCCGCCCATTTCCGCAAGGTCGTTCACAAGCTTCTTTCGTGCTTCCTCATCCCATGCGTTATAGGTGCCTTCCCGGATCGGCCGCCCGAAGATTTCCGCGAAATCCGCCCAATCCCCGACATTGTTCCTTTTAAGGATAACCCAGAATGCGGCGACGGCAAGGTTTCCTATCTGCCGTGGCTTGCCGATGTAAAGAAGATCGTCGAAGTCATCCCAACTCTCTCCGGATATGTCGCCCTGATGGTGAAGGATCACCCTGTTGATGGCATCGAAGTTTTTGCGAGGAATGAGCGTGTAGTTAATCCATCCACGCTCGTCCCGGTAGAACTGGAAGAGGGTTCCTCCGACTCCTTCCCATTCGTGGTCGTACAGGTCTCCGAGAAACTGGAGGAACCATGGGGACTTGATGTGCTGCTGCATTGCCTCATCCAGTTTGCCGTCCCTCATGAATTGGATAGGTGTCGAGAGAACTGCGGCCTTCTGTTTCCTCAATACGGAGAACAGGTGGCTGTCAAGCTTCACGTCCTCATACAGGTCACAAAGCTTTTCCTTGCGAGGGTAGTCAATGACTTCCGCAGAGCGTATCGCGCTCATATAGACACCTACGTCAAGCCCTCCACGTCTTGTCTGCTGAAGGATGATGGTAGGTGCCTGGACATTGCCGACATGTCCGCCGGTGGTTATTCGTCTTTTCTTATTCTTTGCCATATCAGAAATGATTTATTCTTTTCCTGTCGCTTCTCATCTGAAACTCGGACGAGCCAGCGTTGTCGTCTTCCGGAATCCTGTCAAGCCCCTCGATAGTGATGTCACCTGACTTGACCCCCTTAAGCCATTCCACGGCCCTTTCGTACCTGTCAATGCGAGTCTGTGTCATAAGACCTTCCCTGATTGAACACAGGTGATATATCGCTATGTCCTTTGCGAACATCAGCAGGAGATTGTGGCGCTCATCGCCGGTCGCGCTGAATGCCTTTCCGCAGTCATATCTGTTCGACAGATAGCCTTTCATCTCGGCTATCGCCTGATTCTCCACGATCTCAAGGATGTTCTCATCCTCTCTGGTGACGCGCTCGATGAACTCGGTGCGTATCGATGACGGGTAGTCCTCTTTTGTTATGAAGTTGGTGTTGTTCATGTCATTGTCTGTTTTTGCTCCTGTGTGCAAGAGCCTTGTATGAGATGTATGATGACGGCTGAAGTTCCGCCGTCTTCTGGTCTATTATCCAGTTGCCGCCCTCCACGCAGTCGATGCCGTCGGCGTGGAAGTTCATGGCCATCGTGAAGTATTTGAACTCATCATCGAGCAGTTTCATATTCGGATCGTCTTTCTCAGCGATGTTGAGTACAAGAAGTCCCTCACGGTTCATCGGCTCAAGATGCGCCTCGATTCTGGTTGCCTTGTCGCCTTTGTTCCTTGCATCTGGCGTTACGGAAAGATTTATCCCTGTCCTGCGGCGTTCTTGTGCGATAGCTGGCTTGAATATCTGTTGGAACACTGGATCCTGCAGGGAGTTGTTCTCCTGATAGAGATATACGGCTTTGCCGGACTTCATCCTCGCCAAGGTGTGCAGTGTGAAGTAATGGCTGATGAATTCCGCCGTCGTCATCTTGCCGAGGAATCCTTTGATGACATAAAGGGTGGAGTCCAGTTTGCCCAGCAGGAACATCGCCTTCTGGGAACCTTTCTTGTTCTTGGCTGTTCCTTTGGCCTCGCTTGTCGTAGGGTCGGCGTATATGACCAGGAACGGGAACCGGCTTAAAGCCGGAACCTTTCCCCATTTTGTGTTTGGGAATATCTTGCCTTCTGTCAGAGGGTTGTTGAAATACTCTCCCTGCTGGGCCTTGGTGCTTATCTTGGAAAGGACGGTGTCGATCATCTCCTCCGTGTTCTTCTCCGGCCACGTGCTTTTCCCGTTCTCATCTCGTATGTTCACGATGTCCCAGTTGTTGGCTTTCTTGCCGGCGCGGACGATGCAGCAGTCCTCGGCTATGATGTTCCCTGCCCAGATTACGAGTGTGGGTGTGGAGATTGAACGTGTGGGATATACGGCCTTCTCCCACCAGTCCCAGTTCTTGTCAAGCACGTCTATGTTACGGCATACCTCATCGGTGTCGAAGTCATCCTGATACAGGACATCCGGACGTATGCTTTCGTTGCGGAGTCCTCGTGGCGCGTTGCCGGCGCCAATGCCGAGGAACATCGCCCCGCCCTTTGTCTTGAAGCACTTTTCCTCCCAGTCGCCGAGCGTTCGCTGCTCGCCATAGTATTGTGTGATTCGCCTGTTGGACTCGAAGTTCGCTCGGTATGGTGCGAGAAGCCGCTTTGCTGCGTCCTCCGTGGCGGAACTGAGCAGGATCATCTTTCGTCTCCCTGTAAGCACAAGATACATTATCGTCATCATTATGACGGTACTCTTGGCGAGCTCGCGTGACCAGGAAATCACCTCGTACCATTCAGGATTGTTTATGATCCTGTTGATTGCCCGTATATGGAATTTGGCGAACGGTGCTTTGGCGTAGTTCGGGAAGAAAAACCTCATCCATTCAGTAGGATGACTTTCCAGATACATGCGGTGCCTCTCAATCTCCGCTTCGGACATTGATTCATCGATCGGGGTCTCCTCGTACACCGACCGCTTGAGAGCTTCCCAAAATTTGAGTGCGTCTTTGTCAATCTGTTTCATTGTCAGAGAAGTGATTTGATGAATTTGTCAAAGACCCCAGCGAATGTCTTGGTAAGTTCCGCATCCACTGGGCGGAGCCATGTTATGAATCTGTTGGCCACACTGACGCAGTCATGGATTCCGATGTCGTTTTCAAGTTTGTTGATGGCATCTGTAAGCTTGCAGATGATGTCCGCCTCCTTGGCGTTGGCATAGCGTGGTCCGTCCTCAGCCTTCCTTTCGCTGATTGTCTTGTTGATTTCTGAAAGCTGGCGTTGGAGACTCTTTATCTGTTCCTCACGTGTCATCGTCATCGAGACTTTCAGCTCATCCCATTTGTCCGCTTTTGCCCACCGTATGATTGTCTGACGGGACACACCGGCCGCATCCGCAATCTCCTGCTGTGTCCTGTTCTCGTATATGTACATTGACTTCGCCCATTGGCGAGTGTTGTCTGACTTGCTGTTGGCCATATCCATGTTGTTTATCGCACACAAAATTGACCTAATAAAGGAAGTGGCGCAAATTCCAGTTTTATGATGCACGATAAAAATGGTATGATGCAACTTTCTGACGGTATGATAAATCCGAAATTTTCAAGGGTCGAAATAAGCATCCAATTTTGCGTGAAATAGCACTCGACAGAATGAAAAATGTATTTGATATAATAGCGAATCCGGACACGGAGGGATGCACCATCCTTTTGTATGGTGAGATCGGCGATTATGCCGATGTCCGTGCGGAGGATGTCATCTCGCAGATCATAGCGGCAGAAAAGACCTATCAGCGGATAGACATACGTATCAACTCCATCGGAGGGCAGGTCGGCACAGGCATCGCGATATTCAACGCCTTGAAAGACTCCAAGGCGGAAATCACCATCTATATTGATTGTCTGGCAGCTTCAACGGCATCAATCATCGCTGCCTGTGGAAGAAAAGTCAAGATGAGCAGGTATGCGAGAATCCTCATCCACAAGCCGACAGGCGGGGTATGGGGCAACGCTGATGAGATCAAGACCTACCAAGAGCAGCTGATAGAAATAGAGAATATAATCTGTGACATCTATTCCAAGAGGACAAGGATGTCCATTGATGAAATCCGCTCGACATATATGGACGGCAAGGATCATTGGCTTTCGGCTGATGACGCCGTCCGTCTCGGCTTTGCCGATGAGGTGTATGATGATCTGGCGATAAATGCGGAGGACATAGCCGGATTGCCATTGGAGCAAAGATGCGGCAAGTTTACGGACCTCTATGTGGGAACCTTTAATAATCAACATAAATCCAAAAGCAAAATGTTTGACAAGATCAAGAAGTTGCAGCCGTTCAGCGATTGCGCTGATGAGGCTGCCATCATGGCCAGACTGAGTGAGATCACCAGGAAGGCCGAGGCCCATGATTCTATCAAGGCAGAGAACGATGCTTTGAAGGCAAAGGTGGCCGATTTCGAAAGCAAGGAGAAAGCGGCACAGGACGCTGCCATCAATGCTGAAGTTGATGCTGCCGTCAAGGATGGACGCATTGATGAGACCCAGAGGGAGAAGTATGTGAAGCTGCTCCATTCCTCCGAGGCGGAGTCCGCCCGTGCAATTCTTCAGTCGCAGAAGAAAAAGAGACTGGTAAAGGATATTCTTGAAGACGGCACTGTTGTCGAGAACGGCAGCTGGGCGAAGCGTCAGGAGGAAATCCGAAACAAGTACAACGGAAAGAACTAAAATTATCAAGTTATGGCAATCGTAGTAAAAAACACAAACTACAATGGTGAGGTTCTGGAGAGGATCCTTACCGTGGCGGCTACCGGCAATGAGATTGTCGGGAAGGGATTGATCCATGTCATCCCGGGTGTCGAGAAGAAAGTATCCATTCCTCGTCTTCATACAGGCAAGATGCTCCAGAAGCGTAAGGAGGATCCGAAAGTTGAAGACTCGAAAGGCAATTTCAATTACAGCGAAAAAGTCCTTGAGCCGCATGACTTCATGGCTTTCACAACCTTCAATCCACGCGCTTTCGAGAGTATCTGGCGCAAGTGGCAGCCTAAGGGGAACCTTGTGTTCTCCGAGCTTCCGGCGGAGGCCCAGAACGCACTTCTGGATGCCCTGTCAAAGCAGGTCCAGTTCGAGTTGGGCGACCATTATGTCAATGGTGAATATGGCGAGGGCGATGACAAGCTCTTTGACGGTATCCTTACCAAGGCAGCCAAGGACAGTGACTGTATTATCGTCACAAGTGACGCGACCAAGATGACAGACCGTCTGAAGGCTGTCCGCAAGGCCATCCCGGTGTCCATCCGCAATAACCCATCCCTCAGAATCCTTATGAGTGTGAACGACTTCGACACGTATGACGATGAGCTTACTGCGCGTGAGGGAAAGAATACGGATGAGACAAAGGTCAACCGCAAGGCATACAAGGACATCAAGATCGAGACCCTGGCTGCATGGCCTGACGGCCTTATCGTGGCGACACTCTGCTCTCCTGACGCGATGACGACCAACCTTTATGCGGCGGTCAACCTTCAGGACGATGAATCAGTCATCCAGATCGACAAGGTCTCCAATATGTCTGAGCTCTACTTCTTCAAGATGCTCATGAAGGCTGACACCAACATCGCCTTCGGCGAGGAGTTCGTTGTCCTTGATAGCAGAAATGTGCCTGTGTTCAAGAAGACCGAGACCCAGAATGCCGCGGAGGGCGGCAAGGACACAGGAGACGGGACAGTATAATGCCCTGCCGTGGCAAGCGATAGATTTGACTGGACTTTGATATGGATTTCGAGATACTGAAGGATTTGCTCATGTTTTTGCTCCCTGGTGGCGCGATTGGGTCTGTCGTGACCTGGTTCGCCACCAGAAAGGAGCGTAAAGTTGATGTCCTGTCCAAACTTCAGGAATCCATCGACCTCCTGACGAAGAAATACACGGAGGCCCTGGATGAAAATGTTCAGCTTAAGGCGGACAACGCCAAGTTGCTTGCGAACCAAAAGACACTCGAATTGAAGATTGACCACCTTACGGAAAAGGTAAGCCAGTTGACTCAACAATTAAACAGACAAGAGAATGAAAAATTACATCAGGGGGCGTACAGCCCTCCTCGTGGTCAGCGCGCTTCTGCTCGTGGCGTGCGGCACGCAAAAAAAGGCGGCAACGTACAGACAGGAGGACTCCAGTCTTCAGGAGGTTCTTCAGGTCCAAACGGAACAGGTCGCGAAGGCAGTAACGGACAGCGTTCAGTACAGGTTCCAGAGCCTGCAGCAGGAGATGACGGAATTGAGGGCGACATTCATCGAGCAGATTCCGATGAGTCAGGTGCAGGAGACGATACCGATGCAGAGCCTCCTTGACCTTCCAGAAGGCGCAAAGTATGGGACGGCCTACGGTCGTGCTTCGGTTGAAGCCTTGCGCCAAGGTGACAACATTGTGTTGACCGGAAGATGCGACAGCGTCGCCCGACAATGTACAAAGTATGAGAGACAGACATTTAGGCAGAAAAGCACCATTGATTCACTGAAAGCTGTCATTGACAAGCTACATTCAAGGCTCTCTCAAATGGCGCTCGAATCGGAATCAAACGTCAACAGGTCGGTACTTGAAACACAACCGAAAGTCCCTCAGAGGAGAAGCGGCAAGTGGTTCCTCGCGGGAGTTGTTATAGGCACTGCCGGAGGAGTGGCCGCCCAATGGCTGTGGAAGCGTTTCAGCCTTGGGGCCATCATAAAAGGTTTATTCACAAAAATATTATAGCGATGGAAAAAGGATATGTACATGGAAGCAAGATGATCGTGTTCCTCGGAACCAAGCCCCTTGGGCATTGCACATCCTGCGAGATTCAGGACCAGGCGGAGACGAAGTCCCGTTCTTTGAAAGTCCTGCCGGATTACAACGATACTGAACAGACAGACGAGGACCTTAAGGCAGGAGCCGGTGAGGATACCTCGACGGACGGACTCTGGGATGAGAAGTCCGTGTCCAAACGTTCGGTGTCAATCTCTACCGACTGCCTCGTCTGCAAGGATGAGAAGGGAGCCACCTATGACGAGCTTCTTGAAGCGATGGACAGCGGCGAGCCTGTCAAGCTGAAATATGCCTATGCCGGAGAGGAAGCCAAGAAATACCGTGTCGGCTTGTTTGTCATCACCTCACTCCAGAGGAATGATCCTGCCGATGACGACTCGACTTATTCCGCGTCTTTCGAGAACACAGGAAGAGTCAGGACAAAGACTGTCACTAACGTATAGTCATCATAAATTCTGCCATCCGGGGATATTCCCCCGGACGGCTTTTAATCCAATCAAACATAAGTCATAATGAGCAAACCAAAGAATACGAGCAACGGGAATCTCGAAATCGAGGTGAACGGGAAGAGATATCCATATCGTGAGACAATGGGAGCCATGCTCTCGTTCAAGGAGGAGACCGGCCTTGACGCGCCTGTGGACACCGAGGATTCCGTCAAGTATATGTATCACGTGGTGAAGTCCAATTGCCGCAGGAACGGTGAGGAGTTCAAACTTTCATTCCAGGAATTCGCGGACGCGCTTGACGGTGAGGAGTTCATCCGCGTCACCGCAGCCCTTGCCGAAAGGGCAAATGAAAATAAGCATGGAGACGCTGAAAAAAACGCATAAAGCCCACTCCAATAGAAATTGTCCTCGGAGTCGCGGTCGGGAGGATGGGCCTATCCGTAAAGGAGTTCTCCGGACTGACTCCAACCGAGTTCAGTGCCATTTATAAAGAATGGCAGTCGAAGCAGGAGGATAATGAGCGTGGGAGATGGGAGCGCTGCCGTTGGATTTGTTACTATGCCTTGAAGCCTTATGCCAAGAAGGGCCTGAAGCCTGAAGATGTCCTGAAATTCGGTTGGGATGGAACCATGAAGTCAGAAATGGCAAAGACAAAGATGACAAAGGAGGAGCTGGAAGCGGACAAAAGGGAATTCGAGAAATTGATAGAGCTTTGGAAAGATGAATAAGAAGGTCACATACGAGATTGATTTCACTGGTCGTGATTCCGCATCCGGGGTCGCGTCGAAGATCGTCTCCGCAGTGGCCTCCGGGCAGAAGGCGGCTTCGGCGGCTATCCAAAGGGTTAATTCGGAATTGCAGGCCCAGGCGAACATCGCCTCATCGATGGCGTCCAGGAACAAGGCTGTCCTTGATTCCGTCGCGAATGGTGCCGGCGGTGTCGCGGCAGGCATAAGGGCCGTGGCTAATGACGCCGCGGCATCTATTGAAAGGCTGTCCTCGCAATCATCCAACCTGTCTGAACTTCGTGCCGAATATGACCGGCTGAAACAGGCCAAGACGGAGGCGTACCTGTCTGGAGATGACAGAAAGGCATTCGACATCGATGGTCAGCTCCGGCAGATTGGCTTCCAGATCAACAAGATCAAGTCGGTAAATGCCGAGATTGAGGCTCAGAAGAAAGCTGCCGAGTCTTTGTCTTCAACCTATACCCAGACGTACAACCAAGTAAAGCAGTCGCTTACGGAGGGGGCAGAGGATGTCTCTGACTATATTCAACTGATAGAGAGCCAGAAGAAGGTGGTCGCTGACCTCACCTCGAAATATCAGCAGCTGAAAGCGGACAAGGCTCCCACGTCACAGACATCCGCATTGCTCAATGAACTCAACCAGGAAAAGGGGGCGCTTGCCGGCATGCGTGATGCGGTTGCCGGTTACAAGCAGTCCAATACTGGCATAAGAACCCAGATTATGGCTATCCGTGAGGAGATGGCCAGGCTTCGCCTTGAAGGAAAGCAGAATACCGCCGAATACGAGGAGCGCCGTCAGGAGATGGAGCGTCTCGGAACGGCGTACAGGGAACTCCGCACCGAACAGACCGCTCTCTCAACCGGTGCCACGCAGATAGGTGGTGTCATCAATGGCGTGCAAGGATTGATGGGAGCATATTCAGCAGGTTCCGGCATCGTGTCAATGTTCGTCAAGGACAACGAGAGACTGATGGCGGTACAGACGAAAATGCAGTCTGTGATGGCGGTGATGATGGGCGTGCAGCAGATGTCCAACACCCTGCATGCCACAAGCTCATTCAGAATTGTGACCTGCAGAAAGGTGACTGAATTGTGGACGGCGGCACAGAACCGCCTGACGGTAGCTTTCCGCCTCTCTGCCACCGCCTCGAAGGCGCTGCTTGCGTCAATGACGCTTGGCGTGTCTCTGATAGTAACAGGGGTGATAACGGCGATCAGCAAGCTGGTGTCCAAGTACCAGGAGAAATCCGAAGCCCAGAAGCAGGCCAAGAAAGAAGAAGAGGATGCGCAGAAGTCCATCCAATCATCCGTGGCTGGTAGCATAGCATCACAGCTTGTGTCCTACCGAAAATTGCAGAAGGCTTGGAAGGAACTCTCCGGGGACATCGCCAGACGTCAGAAATTCGTGAAGGACAACGCCAATGAATTCAGAAATCTTGGCGTAAGGATCAATTCGGTAAAGGATGCCGAGAATGTTCTGGTCAATAATGAATCGACATTTGTGGAGTCCCTTAAACGAAGAGCCATGGCAGCCGCCGCAATGGAACTTGCGTCGAAGAAGTATCAGTCGGCAATAGAGAAGATGCTTCAGGCGGAGAACGCGAAAAAGGTCACGGATGACGACCGGAAGAGCGCACGTAATTATGCGGAGGGTGTGTACCAAGGCAAAATGGCCTCAGCGAACGGTGTCCTCGGTCGCGGTCAGGTAAGCGGGCAGAGAAAGCAAATAGTAGGGGACGCCTATAAAAGCAATGTGGCCACCTATGGCGAGGCCAGGGCTAAAGTATACAGTGACGCGGCCAAAAAGGAGATGTCAGAGGGTGACCGTTATTTCTCCATCGTGAACAAATACAACGACGAGGCGGACAAACTTCTGAAAGGGCGTGGAATATCACCAGTCACATCTGGTGTCACGACCGGCAAGGCAGGCAGCATAGATTCCATCGAGAAAAAGATACAGGCTCTTACGGCTCTGATGAAGACTGCCGGCGCATCTGAACGTGCCGAACTTCAGAAGGATATAAACGCATGGCAGAAGAAACTCGATGCTGTTAATCTTGAGATGGAGGCGTTGAGTGTGCCTTCAGACCCGAAGACAATCCAGGAACTGGACACAGCCATAACATACTATGGCAAACTGCTGAAAATTGCCGGTGATGATGAGCGTGCGGAGATACAGAAGACGATTAACGGATATTCCAAGAAGAGAAAGGCTATTGAAGACAGTCTGAAAGCAATCTCTGCACCGACATCTCCAAAGACATTCGAGGAGTATTCAACGGTCATATCAGTGCTTGAAGACCAGTTGGGCAGAGTCTCGCAATCAGAACAGGCAGGGATTCAGGCCACGATAAACGCGTACGAGCGTGAGAAGGACGAACTGAAAGCCCGTGTGGCGCTTGCCTCCACCCCTGCCGTGATGAACAGTCTTGCGGACTATGAACAGGCGATATCTGCCTGCGAGTCGGTCCTGCAGTATGCGAATGATGAGGAAAGGGCGAACATCCAGAGGACGATAAATGATTACAGGCGCAAGAAAGAGGCTATCGAATCTTCCCTTGAAGCCCTTGATGTTCCTGCTGACCCTAAGAGTCTGGAGGATATCGACAAGGTTCTTTCTGCCCTTCAGACAAGACTTCAGAAAGCCGGTGAGGCGGAACGCAGTGAGATTCAAAGGCAGATAGTTCAATGGAAAGCCAAGAAGGATGCCATAGAGGAATCAGTCCAGCTTGTAGGGATGGAAGACCTTTCTAAGATGGTTCAGAACGGGCTTGGCGTAGGCGGTGATCTTGAAATCAGCCTCCGTGCCAGAATAACCGGTGTCGAGGTAGCCAAATCGAAAATCGAGGAACTCCAGAAGATGGCTGCTGTAGCCCAGACAAAGGAAGAACGGGCATCGATAAAGAAGGCAATCAACCAATGGTCTCAGTATGCAACAAGCCTTGACGCGACACAGACGCAGGGGGAAAAGACCACGGGCATGCTTGAGAATATGTCATCAATAGCGAACAGCCTGTCAGGGGTGGTCGGCGAGAACGCCGCAGGTTGGCTCTCATGGGGATCGAATGTCCTCTCAGCCGTGGCCGCAGCACTTCCGGCGATTGCGTCTGTCATCGGTGGAAATATAGCGCAGGCATTTGCAGGAGCAGCGGCCCAGTCGCAGAGTGTGCCGTTCCCATACAACCTCATATCGTTGGCGGCCAGTATGGCAGCGGTCGGGGCGGCTGTGGCCTCTATCCCGAAATATGCTGACGGCGGCCTTGCCTATGGACCTACCATAGGTATGTTCGGTGAGTATTCCGGAGCGAGTCATAACCCGGAGGTGGTCGCCCCTCTTGACCGACTCAAATCCATTATCGGGTTTGAAGACGGCGGCAAGAAAAAAGTGGAGTTCAAAATCAAAGGCCGGAATCTGGTCGGCATAGAAAGAAGAGAGAACAACAGGAGAAGAAGATCATAGCATGGGAATGATGGTAAGATATACGGGAGCCTTCTATTCAAGGAAGGGCGTTGTCTGGAGGTGCAGAATCCTCCAGGAGTCCGACGTGGCATTTCCCGTCAGGCACCTGAAATTCCCGGATGACGAACCCCTTCTGATAGAGTACAATGAGACGGCCAAGGAGAATGTCATATGCGGGAGTACCGCGACATTGACCATAGTTTCACCCGGGGACAGGACTTACCTTGACCTCTATTCGATAAAGGTAGGGCAGATCCGTCTCGATGTCTATAGAAACAACGTTTTGTTCTGGAGCGGATGCCTTGACCCTGAATTCTATGAGGAACCGTATGACAGCACATCCGACTATGAGGTCAGCCTTACTTTCTCCGATTTCGGTATCCTTGACAGGATGCCTTATGACGGTTCCGGGCGCAAGACATTGAAAGAGCTGCTTGATAACGCGCTTGACAAGTCGAGGCTGAATTATACCTCGATCGATGAATCCCTGATCTCCACGCAGTTTGCGGATGGGGCGCATCTTGCATTGTCCTCCTTGATGATTGCGTCGGAGAACTTCTATGACGAGGACGGGGAGGCGTCATCGTTCAAGGACGTCATCGAGGGGATATTCCAACCTCTTGGATTGCGTATGATGCAACGTGCCGGGAAAGTGTATGTGTATGACATCAATGGCCTGTATACGAGTAAGAACCCATCTTCGGAGATAGACTGGCAGGGTGAGGACTCATCGCTTGGCACCGATTCGGTGTACAACAACATAAAAATAACGTTCTCCCCATATTCGACTGCGGATGTAATTGATGGGGAACTTGACTATGAAGATGTATTCGGGCCAGAATGGACAAATCTCACATCAGACAGTTCCGGGGTCAAATACAACAATGGGATTGTACCTACAGGGATGTCCGTCCCGACCTGTTATTCATATTACATCGACTATGACGAAAGTCACAGGCACGGTTACGACTGGGACTATGCCCTGATAGATTACACCCTTTTCCAATCTTGGAATAGGGATAAATGCAAGGGTGTGGCTGAAATCGGAAGCGACAACTCGTTCTTCAAGATTCAGCCCATGCTCGGAGGCAATGAGACCGAGGGCGTTGTCGGAGGGTTCTATACCGGTGGACACGGCTCATTGGCTTCCGGCTTCCCGACAAGAAAGGGGCTGCATCCGTCCTCACATCCGAAAACCCTTGCAATGAAGATGGCGCGTGTCTATCTTCCGGAAATGGGTTCCGCTGACGCTGCGAACAATTATTTGCGTATCCAGCAGGAACTGTTGTTCGACCCCCGCTATAACCCGTTCTCGGATTCAGGCGACGGCAATGAATCAGGCAATCATGATTTCGTGAAGAACAATGCAGCGTTTGCTTTTGTCCCGGTCGCGATTGTCGTATATGATGAGGCGGGTACGGCTCTGTGCCATTACTCGAATGAGTGGCTTACCAAGAACGGACAGCCGGGAAATGGCTTCGTGTCCACCGCAGAGGATAAATACCTGTCGAAATGGGGCTGGAAATCAGGCGAGGCGGAATGGGGCGAGGCGTGGCTTGCATACTATGATCCTGACGATGTCCTGCAGGGGACAGGAGTCATGGGATGGCAGTGCAACCATCAGAGTGTCGGGAAACCTTGGACGGATGGAAGCAAGAAAGTAAAGAACCGCAAGTACCACTATGCCGACAAATATACCGGTGACACAAAGGACTTCTGGATGTTCGACTCTTTTAAGAAACTGCCGGACGGCCAGTTTATACCTTATCCGCCGAAAGGGGGTTATCTGGAAATCCGGATATACAACGGGGTGTGGGCATTCGATGACGTTGACAGATTCTCTGTGGAAGCTGATGGATATTTCAAGGACAAGGGTGGCTATGACAAGATACGCTGGCAGCTGTACAAACTTCCGAAAGTGTCTGTGGTGAAGAGGACTTTGACGTTGGACGAGGACACAATGGATGATGTGGAGTACTCCGGTGTTTTGAATGCCGATGCGAAAGAGGATCTTGAGCTTGACACGATATGCGGCACCGCCGATGTCGTGTGCCCCACCGCCAAAGGCATCTATATGTCATCGGAGACAGGCGAACAGATACAGAAGCTTATGCGTGCCGGGAGGACTGACCATCCAGAACATCTGCTGATCGGGACTCTGTACAGCCAATATGCCGACAGGAGGACGACATTGTCCGGGGAGGTCTCCATTGACCCGAAGGGACTGTCTTCCTATGTCGATGCGGCTCAGGGACAGGATGTCAAGTTCATCATGAGCGGCGAGGAAATCAACGTCAAGGAGGATGTGTCCGATGCCACTTTCATTGAGATTCGCCCGGATGAATATGAAGGAAAGGAGGAATGACCATGGCAAAGGAATATATACAGAAAACAACCAGCAGGGCGGCAAGACCACGAAGCAGGAGGCTGAGGGAACTCGGTGGCACCACTTCAGGAACCGCAGTGTCCGTCATCCAGAATGGCGGTGCGAATTCCGTTGTCTCCGGAGACGGCCATACTCATAAGAACCTTCCGTATCTTGATCAGATAACCACTGACAATGACGGATATATCAGCCTTACCCATCCGAAGGAAAACGAGGAGGACGGTAGTGTAAGCACCGTCACAGAAAAGGCAAAAGCCGGGTACTCCGATGAATCTGGTCATTCCTTGGAGTCCGACCACTCAAAGGATTCTGAGAAGTGGTCCGGCAGGATGTTCGGGGACTATCTTGACCAGCCGGTCAGGAAGAAGGACATCGTCGAGTTCGCCCGTGTCATTGCAGGGATTATCGGCTCCCCAGACTTCGTGCAGGGCATAGAGACTGGCTCTGGTTGGAAGATTGACTCTGACGGATCGGCTGAGATGTCATCCCTGACATTGAGGTCATTTCTCAAGGTCCCGCAACTCATATACAACAAGGTCCGCGTGACTGGTGGGGAGATGTGGAACACCGAGGGTGGAACAATTGCCAAGGTCACCGCTGATGAGGGAAGCGAAAGAGCCTATATCCTTACGATGCAGGTGGAGGACGGTGATGTCATAGAGCTGGATGTCGATGACATCTGCAAGGGCCACTATAACAGCAGCGGAGGGTTTGTGACATCATATTTCAGGGTCACATCTGTGGATCAGGCGGCGAAGACAGTGAGAATTGTGCTCGGTGCTGATGATGCAGTCCCAGGAGGAAAAAACGCAGCCCCGGTTCCATATATGAATATTGCAAGGTATGGCAATTTTACACAGGCTGAAAGACAGAGAAGCCAGTATTTCTCGTCCCCGGAGCAGCGGATCTCATTGCTTGATGGTGTTGACCAGTACATCATCCTGCCGTCACACTTCAAGCTGATTATTGGCTCTATCCCTGATTCCCTGATACCAAAGTCTCTGCCGTTGGGCAAACGTCCGTCGATATATCTGGATACGGTTCTGGCCAGGAACTTCATGCAGCTGGACGGGACAGGGGCGGTTGTGAAGACAATCCGGGACAGAGGCCTTTGGCAGGGAACACCGGACACACCATATCTCTGCAATGATGAGTTCCAGGATGAAGTCTATCACAAGTCGTGCAAGTATCGATGCATCGTTGAAGGTACGCTCCAGGAGCCGCGTTACGATTCGTCCGACTGGTTGCTCGTAGCCGGCGACACGACACTGGAACTGATAATCGACAGCACGGCAGGAGAGACTTTCCTGTACGGCTGTCTTGATACGACGCTGATGGCAATTGTCCGTCGTGGCGTGAATGACATAACGGATGAGATTCTTGATTCGGACTGGACCTGGTCCAGGGATACGGGTGATGCTGCTGCAGATGGGGTGTGGAATGCAGATCACTCCGGATGCGGCAGGAGTGTGGACCTGACGCAGGAAGACCTTCCGGTTTCCTCCGGGCGGTTCATCTGCAGGGCGTATGTCCGTGACGGCGCTGAAAGCGTGGAAGCGGAGGTTGTTTTTTGACATTTGAAAGGCATTTGAACAGTATATGAAAAAGACAAAAAGAATCGGGATCGTCTATGATCCTCTGAACATATCCACCACAATGGTCGTCCGTGGTGGAAGTCTCACACAGACGCATTGCGCCGAGACGGGTGAATACATACCGGACAGGAGCCTTACACCGCTCGTGATTCGACCGGAGGTATATGTCAATGATCCGAACGGCATAATGGCGAACGGGAAAGTGGCTCTGACAGGAATCCTCTGGTATGAGATACCTCAGGACATGGTAGGACAGATTACGGATTCATCCTACTTGACAGGGGAATTGTCCCGCTATCTGATCACGAACCAGACGGACGGCTATTCGGTGGCGCAGGACGGCACTTTGACCGTCACGAAGAACATCCCTTATCTGGAGCCGAAGGTACTCGTGTTCACAGCATCGTATCCGGATACGAGGAGCGGCAAGATCTTGCGCATTCAGGCGACCTCTACTCTATCAACCGTCTCGCTGGCGGAAGCCGCATCGCTGTCTCTCGATAAACCGGCAAGTTTTGTATTCAACCCCATTACAGATGCAGGTGTCCGCACGATTAAGGCGACATTCCTGCTTGGCGGAAAGACCCCGGATTCAGGACAGTGCAAGGTTGCATACTGGTGGTATAAGACCGTTGACGGAAAGGAGACGATTATTGACCCTGATGAGGACTTGTTCTATGAGGCAGGCCAGAATGCAGACACATTGACAATCGATCCCCGTTATGTCAATGGACAGGTGAAAATATCCTGCAAGGTGGAATATGCGTTGTCAGGCGAGGCTCTGCCGTCATCTCCGACGGATAATTGCCTTAAAGATGAGACAACAGTGGTGAGGAGATATCCAGAATATGATTTCGAGCATTTTGTGCATGGTGGGGTGGAGGTCTCCCCGAATGCGGAGATGGTGAAGAATGAATGCGTGATCACGGTCGGAAGGACTGTCGTGGAAAATCCTTCAAGATTCTTCAGCATCAAGTGGTCCATAAAAAGGGCGGTATATGGAGCCGAATGGACTGACCTCGGCTATGGCGATAGCATCATGATTCCGGCAGAGGAATTCGCCAATGCCTCGGATGTGGCCCTTGAAGTGGATGAACTTGACCCTTTAGGGGCGTTTATAGATGGGGATACCATGATATGTGACAACAATGAGGTAATAACACTTTAAGATATGAGATATGTTTATGCAAAGATTCCGGTCCGCAAGGCCGAGGATGCCGGAATCGCCGAATTCAGGCAGAGGACTCCGGATGGTGAATATGTCATCATCAATGAGAGCGACCTTCAGACTTATGGGAGTTCCGTTCCGTTTGAGAAAAAAGTCAAGTCGCTTGGAGGCAAGGTCCTTACGGCGGCTGAAGCAAAGGAAGAGTTGAACAGATAAAAAAAGATGAAATGAGTACAGTAAAAGGACAGACGACAATCAAATATGTCAGGCAGGGTGATTCACTGACATGTACGTTGAGAAGCACGTTTCCGTTGAAGCAGTTCATTTCCAACGGAAACAACATAATCACGCCAAGTTTCGCGGCCAACAAGCCGTGTATATATCCGGTAGTAAGAAGCTCGCTGAAAGCAATGCGCATAGAGCCTGCAGCTACCGGTGTCGAATGGAAGTTCAACGGAACTGCCATCGTCTTTGATGCTTCTGGGCTTAGCAAAGCGATGGGAAGCATTCCTGCAGGTACCTTCAAGAGCGAAGTGAAGAAGGTTGACGGATTTACGCTGCCGACACTTACGATACTGAAGGAGATTGCATCGAGCGGCAACATTGACTCGGACACCATTGAATTCAAGGGGACCGTCAATACAGGATTCCAGTCAGTCGTGTCCGCGTCCATCGAGGTGGCCATCGAGCAGACTGACGGAGAGTCGTGCATGGGCTATATCACGATCAACAACGGCGGTGTTGTTGATGACGCCACATCACAGTTGAAGGCGACGGCTCATCTGATGATCGGCGGTGTCGAGAAGACAGATGGCGTGACCTACAAATGGTACAAGATGAAAGTCGTGAATGGCGTTGATGGCTGGGAGCCGATAAACAAGAGTTCATCAAGCATTACCATCACGGCGTCGGACATCAATTCAAGCGAATTGTACAAATGTGAGATGAGTTATAACGGCAAGTCCTCAAGCGCAGTGATGGAAGTGAGCGACGAGACTGACATCCTGATCATCTATCCCAATCCGACCAATGCGGCCGGGGCTCAGGTTCCGGAAGAACTCAGCTCGGCCCAGACGTCCATCATATATAGACCGAAGGTGTACAAGAGGACGACGGAGACTGAGGTGAAGGGCTTCACGTTCAATTACCTTGTTACGGATGCGGCAGGCGACTCTATCGCATCGCAGGACGGCGGGGATTCATTTACGGTTACAATCGACCATGCGGTCAAGGCTGGTGGTGACATGACTCTTATTATTTCAGCGGAATAATGTGTATCAGAAAGATGTTAAAGCATATAACACGAATAGCTTACAAGCAGCCACCGGAGAAGGGAGACAAAGGTGAGCGTGGGGCGCGGACGCGCCAGATTGTTTGGGCCGCCGGCATAGAGTTCTATAGCGGTGCGGATGGGGAGGCGTATGCTGATTTCGCCTATTACAATGGGCAGGTGTATCAGTGTACCAAACACCATACATCCAGTTCGAATGAGACTCCGTATGATTCGGTTGAAAACAACACCGGATACTGGCGTCTTGTGCCGTCATTCGCGAATTTCTCCACGAAAGTCCTTCTGCTTGGTACAGGCAAGGAGGGTTGGATTATGGATGAGGGTGTTATCAAGCACACATCCGGGAAGATACAACTGATGGCGGACGGCAGCATCCGCGCGGCCGGGGGTGAGACCATTGTCAGCAAGGATGGACTTTTCACTACTAAAGGGGCTACCATAGAGGACAGCACGCTGAAAGATGTAATCGTCTACGGCACGCTCCGCCAGCCTTTCGCACATTATAGCGGAGAGTGGGAATGGGGTGGCACAGATGAAAAATCAGAGGCCCAACTGCATGATAACCTTCAAATGGAGGGAGGTGGGTCCTTGATCATTGCGGCAGGAGGGTTCCCATGGGATTCTTCTCAGAACGGACGCCGTATAACAGTGATGACTCATCGGTACGACGGGGTGCTGTCATCCGGTGCGGTGTCCATTACTGCCCCAAATGGAAAATACTTCTTCCAGGATGGAGCAAAATATGGCGAGCTGGTACTGTCATCCCGTGAGTACGTAGAACTTCTCGGTATAGGGGAAGGCGCGACCTTTTATGGGTGGCTTATCACCAACCGTGGGAATATCGAAACTACAAAGTCCTATGGCCGTTCATTGAATGTCCTTGCGCATGGGACTGTCACGGGAAGGACCTCAAACGGGACGTGCTCGATGAACTACAAGACATTTGACGGGAGAACCCTGCAATGCCAAAGGACCGCCAACGGAAGGTACACTGTGTGGATCCCGAAAAAGTGGAACCTGCAACCGAATGACTATCTGGTGATGTTGACCGGTGTCGGATATATTATGGATTCTAGCAGCAACAGTTCCCCGGTCAAGGCTACGTTGACCGCGAAGACCGCAAGTTATTTCATTGTGGACATCTCGGACGACGATTCCTGGAATAATGGCTCTTTCGAGTTCCAGATAATCAACATGAATGATTTCACTTACAATGGTGACATCAAGGACTGAAAAATACTAAATAACAACGCATATGAAAAAGAAAGAATTATCATCATTCAAGCAATTCGCCCAGGTCGATGCGGGTGATCTGCTTTTCGGGAAATCGTTGTCCGGAAACGAATATGGCTTTTTCCCTGCATCATTTCTTGGAGATGACGGATATGCCGCAGTCAGGTTCAATCTTGACCAGTCTTCTCCTGTTGGAGAACGTTGTGGTGATTTGAACTATGTGAAACGGCTTCCGTCCCTTCTTGGCCTTGGCTGTTATCTTGTGGGGAATGACCATTCAAGGAAGAAACTTGACCCGAACAACCACTATAAGTTTGCCACCGGTGAGGCGGCCAAGCTTGATGGCACAATGGGGCAATACCAGTGGGGCGTGCGGACACCGTTCTATGTGGCTGCATGGATGGAAGGCAGTTACCTTTATGAGGCCGCTTCTCTGAAACCGATTCCAGGCCGTGAATGTTATCGTGTGCCGGTTTTCTCAATCGCTGCCGGACATTCGGGCATCATTGACAGGACAAACAATATCTTGTGTTCTCTGATAAGTTCCGCTGAACAGTATCGTGGCGGTGGTGGTTCTGCCATCACATCCGGAAATGCGTCAGCCGAGAACCTGTCAATGCTTGGGTACGCGGCAACTGAAAAGGGAACCGCCATATTTGAGGAACTTGGTCGCAAACGCGGCGAGGGCTGGGGTGCTGGTTGGTATTGGATAGACACTGTCATCATGATACTTGCTGACATCATCCTCGGTACCAGAAACATCCAAACCTCATTCAGCGCATCAAAGGATGCCAATGGATTGTATCAGGGCGGTCTTGGCTATGGCGTGGCCTCGATGCCTGGTTGGGAAGCTTACAATGGTTATCACCCGGTGGTTCCGTATTCTGCCGGAGTCGAACTCGCGGACGCTCTTGGTGTCGCTTCCTATGCGGTGAAGAAGTCTGACGGAACCGTGGTCTATAATGCCCCGATTCCTTGTTTCTTCGGGCTGAAGAACCCATACGGTCATCTTTGGTGTGGCAAAAACAGGATTGTCGCGGTCATCAATGCTGACGGTTCATATTCATTCTATGTGGCGAAGTCTTCGTTGACAGAATGGAAGTATTCAGAGACGGCCAACATGATAAAGGTCGGGACGATCCTCCCGTCCACCCCTGAAGCATGGAACTATGTCAAGCGCATCAATTTTCAGGGACTTGCGGGGATGCCATCAGAGGATGGTGCCACATCGGCGACATATAGGGGTGATGGATGTTATTTCAATAAAGCCGTTTCTGTTTTCCGGTCTCCGCTCGGTTCCGGCTATGCTAACCGCTGGTGACCTTGATGGCTTGGCGTACTTCAACGGTCTCTTTGCGCCCTCGATTTCCTCTGCGACCCTGTCGTCGCCCCTCTGCGAATGCGTGGGGGAC